TGCTTAGGAGATACGATTATTGTAGCGTGTATGCAACAGTCTGGAGGGCGCGCCATGTCGGAGATGCTCGACACCAGCTTCCATGACCGCCGCCATGCGAACCGGATGCGGGATGACGAGTACCGCGCACATTATGAGCGTGCCGTCCGGGAGATCGCTCAGACTGATGCAGTGATCAGGGAACTGGATGCGCTCCGGGTCGACCTGGGCATGTCCAAGGCTGAGCTAGCCCGGCGGGTGAATCGCAATGCCTCTAGCGTGCGGCGTCTGTTCACCGCGAAGCAGGCGCGGCCTGAACTTCCGCTGATTGCCGCGATAGCTGACGCGCTGGGCGCGGATCTGCGGGTAGTGCGCCGGACAGCCTAAGCCTCGAGCCGGGAACGGAGATCATCAGCTCTTCACGCGGGCGTAGGGGACGGCGGCGGCGGGCGGCGGGACGGTCGCGGGGGCGCTGGCGACGACGCTCGAGGAGCTGGATCTGGCCGAGGAGGACGAGGCCGCGGCCGCGCTCGCTCGGCGGATCGCGGTGGCGATCGACGAGGAGACGAGCGGCCGCACGGTGGCGGAGCTGGCGGGGAAGATGCTCGCGGTGCTGGAGTCGCTGGGCGCGACACCGGCGGCGCGGAAGGCGTTGGCGAAGGGGGTGCAGCCGAATGTCGGTGGTGAGCGACAGCCCAGCGCTCTCGACGAGCTCCGGAAGCGGCGTGATCGTCGGGCGAACGGAGCCGCGGCTGTGGACTCCACCTCTTCGTGAGCTGACCCCGGAGACGTCGTACGGGTTCGACGTGTGCGAGTTCGCGCGCGACGTGCTCGGGCATCCGCTGGACCCGTGGCAGGAGTGGGTCGTTATCCACGCGGGCGAGCTGTTGCCGGACGGGCGGCCGCGGTTCCGCAAGGTGCTGATCCTTGTGAGCCGGCAGAACGGCAAGACTGAGCTGCTGGTTGTGCTGACGCTGTACTGGATCTTCGTGGATCGGGTGCGGATGGTGTTGGGTACGTCGACGAAGCTCGACTACGCGGCCGAGTCGTGGCGCAAGGCGTGTCGGCTGGCGCGGAAGGTGTCTGCGCTGGCCGTGGAGATCCCGGCGAAGGGCGGCATCCGGAAGGCGAACGGTGAGCAGGTGTTGTGGCGCGCGGACGTCGACGAGCAGGAGCTGGACGAGGGGTCGCGCTACAAGATCGCCGCCTCGAACGAGGAGGGTGGCCGGTCGCTGACCATCGACCGGCTGGTGCTCGACGAGCTGCGGCAGCACCACGACTACTCGGCGCACGATGCGTCGGTGCCGGCCACGAACGCGGTGCGGGACGCGCAGATCTGGGCGCTGTCGAACGCCGGGTCGGACAAGTCGGTGGTGCTCAACGACATGCGCGAGGCCGCGCTGCGGTTCATCGAGTCCGGCGAGGGTGACGAGCGGCTCGGGCTGTTCGAGTACTCGGCGCCCGATGGTGCGTCCCCGTTGGATCTCGGCGCGCTGGCGCAGGCGAACCCGAACCTGGGCCGCCGGATCGACCCGGAGGCGCTGCTGGGCGACGCTCGGACGGCGGTGCAGAAGGGTGGGGAGAAGCTGGCCGGGTTCCGCACGGAGAACATGTGCCAGCGGGTGCGGATCATGGACGCCGCGCTCGACCAGCAGGGCTGGCGCGACGGCCACGAGCTGGGCGACATGTCCGAGCTGCGCGACCGTCTGGCGCTCGTCGTCGACGTGTCGCGGGACGAGCAGCACGCCGCGCTCCTCGCCGCGGCAGCGCTGCCGGACGGGCGGGCGCGGATCGAGCCGGTCGCGGCCTGGTCCGGACCAACTGCGACGAAGGACCTGCGCGGCGCGCTGCGGCCGCTGGTGGCGCAGGTGCGGCCGCGGAAGTTCGGATGGTTCCCCTCGGGCCCGGCGGCCGCGATCGCCGCCGAGCTGGCCGAGGGCGAGGCGTGGCCGCCGCCGGGGGTGGAGGTCGAGGAGATCCGCCGGGACGTGCCGGCGGTGTGCATGGGGTTCGCGGAGCTGGTGAAGAACGGGCAGGTGGTGCACGCCGACGACCCGATGCTGAACGCGCAGGTCGCTGGGGCGGAGAAGCTGTTCCGCGGTGACGGCTGGGTGTTCACCCGCAAGGGCGCCGGCCACGTCGACGGCGTGTACGCGGCCGCCGGTGCGGTGCACCTGGCCCGCACATTGCCGCCGCTGGAAAAGCCGGCGCCACGCCCGATGGTCGTCTGACGGTCAAGCGTCCGTTCTACGGTCACGTCTGTGCGACAATCGGACGCATGATCGACCTCACCGAGTTCGTGCGGGCGGCCCCGTGAGGCGCGCCCTCGCGGTGGCGCGCGCCTCGGCCCTGACCGCGGCCCAGGTGGCCGGCGGTGGTGCTGCAGCAGCCGGGCTCTACCTCCTGGCCGGGCTGGCGTGGGCGCTGCTCGTCGGTGGTGTCACGGTCGCGGCGGTCGCCGCCGCGTTCGAGTGGAGGGCGCGCTGATGGGGCTGGGCAAGCTGTTCCGCGCGGCACCTCCACCACCGTTGCAGCACTCGCGGGTGATCATGTCGGACGGTTTGCGGATCGGGCCGTCCGCTGTGCTCGGTGCCGGCGAACGCCCATGGGGCAGCAACGGCTACGTCCAGTCGCTGGGTATCCCCGGTGTCGATCGCGCGGTGATGCTGATCGCTGACCTGCTCGGCGGCCTGCCATGGGACGCCTACACCGAGCAGGGCGACGACTTCGCGATGAAGATCAAGCCACGGCCGATTCTGCTGGAGCAGCCGAACCCGGAAGAGGCACGGATCAACACCTTCTCGAACTGGGCGGCTGATCTCGTGCTGAACGGCAACGCCGTGGGCGTGATCGTCGAGGAGGATCGGGAGGGCACACCGACCACGATTGTGCCGGTTCCGTCGTCCTGGGTGGGTGTGCGGCGGGTGAACGGCGAGACCTACTCGGCGCTGCCAACGGGCGCGATCGAGTACCGGATCGCCGGCATGGAGTTCGGCGCCGACGAGGTGATCCACGTGAAGGGCCCGTGCGAGCCGGGGCGGCTGCGCGGCGTTGGGGTGCTGGAGAAGCATTTCAACGGGGCGGGCGGCCTGGATCTGGCGGCCGAGCTGGGGCGCCAGGCCCGCAGCATCTCGCAGAACGGCGTGCCGACCGCGGTGCTGCGGTCGACGAACCCCGACGCCACCGAGGGCGACCTGATCGCGGTCAAGCAGTCGTGGCTGCGCAACATGCGGGACCGGACGGTGGCGGTGCTCAACGCCACGACGGAGTTTCAGCCACTGGCGTGGAATCCCGAAGAGATGGAACTCGTCGAGGCGCGGAAGTTCTCGCTGCTGGAGGTGGCGAACATCTTCGGCCTGCCGCCCCGGTTCCTCGGCGCGAGCACCGGCGACTCGATGACCTACAGCACCAGCGAAACAGAGTCGATCGACCTGCTGAAGTTCTCCCTCGGCGGGCATCTGGGACGGTTCGAGCAGACGCTGAGCCTCCATTTCCCGGCCGCCACATGGGTCCAGGCCAATCTGGACGCGATCCTGCGGGCGGACACCACCGCCCGCTACGCGGCGCACGAGACCGGGATCAGAGCTGGGTTTCTCCTGCGGTCCGAAGCTCGCGAGCTTGAGGACCTACCGCCGGTGGACGGCATCAACGACGAGCCCGAGCCGGCACCGCAGCAGCCCCCGGCGGCCGTCGTGCCGTTACCCAGCCAGGAACAACAGCAAGGAGCAGCGTCATGACGACCAAGGCCCGGAACACGACGACAAACCCGAAGCCCATGGAGAGCGACTCGGCGCCGGCCGAGCCGGTCGAGGCGGCCGAGGCGACCCTAGACGCATCGGCTCCCGACATCGCCAGTCCGGACCCCGCTGCGGACGCTACGACGGCCGGCGATGGTGTGCCGATGGACTGCATCGTCGCCTCGTGCGAGGAGACCGAAGCCGATGGCCTCGGTGTCTGCCGTGAGCATTTCGATGCCGGCTGGCGGTTCGTGAAGGAGCCCGATGGTGACTGAGGTGTTCACCCGGTGCTTCATGCCCGATCTCGAGGTCAGATCCGCCGGTGACGGGCGCACGATCTGCGGCATCGCGGTGCCCTACGGCAAGCCGCAGTACATCGATTCCCGGCTGACGGAGCAGTTCGCGCGCGGGGCGTTCGACGCGCAGCTGAACGCCCCTCATCGGTCACCGTTCTTCCGCGACCACGGTCCGCACGGCGGGACGCTGATCGGCCGCGCCACGCTCCTGCGTGACGACCCAGCGGGCCTGTACGGCGAGTGGCGCGTGTCGAAGACGGAGAAGGGTGACGAGACGCTCGAGCTGGTCAAGGACGGCGCCTTGTCCGAGCTGTCGGTGGGGTTCCGGGAGGGGCAGAACCGAAAGCTGCCGGGCGGGGTCATCGAGCGCGCGACCGCCACGTTGACGGAGACCGCGATCGTGATGGCTGGCGCATACGGTGAGGCCGCAACAGTCACCGCGGTCCGTAGCGCTCCGGCGGGCGATCGTCTCGCGGCCGCGGCACAGATCATCGCGACGCTGCCCGTGCTGTCGCTCAACGCGGAACTGGTGACGAGGGCGAGTCAGCTGCAGCTCACGCCGAATGGCCGGAAGCTGTGGAAGTACTGGACCGGGCCGGAGGGGCTCGCGCGCTACGCGCACAGCGCTCATCCGTGGACGACGCTGCGAGACGCGCTGATGAAGGAGTCGGCGAAGAGCGGCGAGCCGCTGACGCTGGAACAGGCGAACGGTTTGGCCACCAACATCATGCAGGCCACCCCGGCGGGGCGCGCGCTGTTCAAGCTGCACCACGGTGGCGGGCGAGGGTAACCGCCATTTTGCGATCATGGGTTACAGTGATCGCAGCACGTAGTACGCGGACGCCGACACCTCGACCTCTCACGGAAGTCGACACCCCGGCCACTCGGGCGGACTGGATAACCCCATCCGTTTCGAGACCGGGAGGACCGGCGTCATGCCGAACCCGTACCTGGTCCGGTTGCGCAAGCAGCACGACGAGCTGCGCGCCTCGCTGGAGGCCGTGCAGACCAAGGCTGTCGAGGACAACCGGGACCTGACCGAAGACGAACTGCGTTCCATCACCGAGGACGCGAAGAAGCTCAAGGGCCTGACCGAGCAGATCGAGCAGCTCGCCGACGCCGAACAGCACAGCCGGGCCGCATCCGAGCAGTCCGACCGTCTGGAGACCTTGACCCGCGAAAACGGCGACGAGCAGCAGCAGAACCGCTCCCGCAAGGCCGGCGAGTTGGCTGCGCGCCTCGGTGGCCAGGACGGCGAGGTCGAGAATCTCGGCGGCGACCACACTCGTTCGCGCACCACGACCCGCGACCGGGACCCGGGCCACTACCGCTCGGCCAAGGATGGCGGCAAGCACTCGTTCTTCGCTGACCACTTCCGCAGCAAGGTCCTCGGCGATGCCGACGCCACGAAGCGGCTTGAGGAGCACATGCGTGCCGTCACGCAGGCTTCCGGCGGTACGGGCATCATCCCGCCGAAGTGGCTGACTGACGAGTACATGGAACTCGCACGGCAGGTCCGTGTCGTCGCGAACGCGGTGCGGTACATCCCGCTCGGCGACGACCCGCGCCCGCTGGTGCTGCCGAAGCAGACCGCCGGCGCCGACGCGAACGTCCTCACGCAGGCCGCGGAGGGTGCGAACACCGCTGGGTGGGGCACCGACCGATACACCTCGAACACCGACACGCTGACGCCGGTCACCAAGGCCGCCTATCAGGACGTGTCGCGTCAGCTGCTGGGCTCCTCCACGCCCGCGGTCGACACGATCATCATGGGTGATCTTCGGTCCGCGTGGGATGCCATGGTCGAGGGAATCGTGTGCAGCGCGATCCTCGCCGGCGGCACCGCGGCGGGCACCACGTTCGCGAACGAGGCCGCGTTCCGCGCGAACGCCGCCGCGATCGACGGCGTGATCGACGCGCAGATGGCTGTCGCGGGTGACCAGCGCGGCGCGGCCGACCTGGTGATCATGAACTACCGCCGGTTCGGCGCGTTCCGCAAGCTCAAGGACGGCAACAACCGGCCGCTGATGCCGGTGTCCCGCTACGGCCCGCAGAACGCGGCCGGCGCGCTGGACAACGTGCTCGTTGGTGACATCGAGGGTAGCGACGTCCTCGCTTCCTCGGGTGTGCCCACGGCCTACGCCGAGACCTACGCCGTGCTGCGCCGCCACGCGGTCATCCTCGGCGAGTCCGACCTGGTCGACTTCACCTACGAGCAGGTCGGCGGTCCCGCGTTCGTGCGCATGGGCATCTGGGGCTATGTCGGGACGCTGGTGCGTAACCCGAACAGCATCTCGATCCAGACCGTCACCGCGGCCTGATGATGTCCTGGCCGCCCGAGCTGACCGATCTCAAGGACGACTTGAAGATCGACGTCGACGACATCCGCGACGACAGCGTGCTGCAGCGGCAGCTCGACGCCGCGGTGTCGTTCGTGCAGCGCGTGCGGCCAGGCTTCAACTACGCCGACGATCCACTTGTCGAGGCTCCCGAGCCGCCTGCTGATCTCGTCCTGGGCACGGTGCGTCTGGCCGGCCGGTGGTATACCCGCCGCCGGTCGCCGGACGCGCTCGTGGCGATGGGCGAGCTTGGCTCGGCGCGGATCCCCTCGTTCGACCCGGACATCGAGCGGTTGCTGGGCATCGGCCGGTATCGAGGACCGGTGTTCGCATGAGGACGGTGCTCGAAGCGGGTCGGCAGCTGGAAGCGGCACTCAAGACCGTCGACAAACTGCGCCTGCACACGCTGAGCGACAGCATCGATCCACCCGCGCTGCTGATCGGCGCCCCGCAACTGACGTGGGACGGGTATGGATCCGCGCCGGCTGCGGCAACGTTCCCGGTGTTCGTGATCGTCGGTATGGACGATCGGGCGCTGGAGCGGCTGTGGGAATTCGTCGCCCCGGTCGCGGCCGCAGTCGACACCGTGGAGGACGCCGTCGTGCAGAGCGCGGACCCCGGCACGTTCCCCAGTGGCGCTCAGGACCTTCCCTGCTACTCGCTTTCCGTGGAGGTGAGTCTCTGATGGCGATCCATCAGCGGCGACTCAAGATCATCAACTTCACCATCGAGGGCCAGCCCTTCGAGTGCCAGATCCAGACGTGGAACCTGGATCCCGGTGTGCAGGACGGGGACCGGCAGTACACGTACTGCAGCGACCCGAACGCGCCGAACAGCTTCGTCGAGGAGACCGACGACGAGCCCACGCTGGACCTGACGTTCTTCAGCGACTGGCGCTCGAACGGGCTGTCGGACTACCTGTGGGCGCACGCCAACGAGGTCGCTGACTTCGTGCTCGACCACCACCCGGACATCGTCGGCGAGCACGTGCGGTGGACCGGGCAGGTACTGCTCAAGCCCCCGCCGGTCGGTGGGGACGCGCGCGCGACCGAGACCAGCGAGGTCACGTTGCAGATCATCGGCACGCTCGGCGACGGCCTGACTTACGAGAGGGTGGCCTGACATGGCGCGCACATCCGTTGCGACACAGCAGATCGTCAAGACCGGTCTCGCGCCGGCACTCACCGCGCCGATCATCGACGGCGACATCATCGACACCGGGCGCGTGTTCCTGCGGGTCGACAACGGTGGTGGCGCGGCGATCACGGTGACCGTGCAGACCCCGGTGCAGGTCGACGGGCTCGACCTGGCCGACCTCACCGTGTCGGTGCCGGCGTCCGGGACTCGGCTGATCGGCCCGTTGTCGGCGTCGACGTTCGGCCGACCCTCGGGTGGCGCGGACTCGGGCCGTGCCTATGTGGACTACAGCTCGGTGACGAGCGTGACGAGGGGAGTTTTCGCGCTGTGAGCAAGACCAAGGGCCTGATCACTTTCACGGTCACCCCGGACGCCGGTGACGAGTACGAAGTGGAGGCTGTGTCCCGCGACATCCTGAACTGGGAGCGCACCACGAAGGGCGCCTCGTTCGGGAAGCTCGCCGACGAGCAGAACATGGCCGACCTGTACAAGCTCGCGTATTTCGCGGCCAAGCGCAGCGGCCACTTCACCGGCACCCAGCAGGAGTTCGAGGCGAGCAACGATCTCGGGTTCGAGATGGAGAGCGAGCCGGACCCTACCCCGCCGGCAGCCTGAGCCGCACGATCAACGCTCTGGCTGTCGAGACCGGCATCCCGCCCAGCGTGTGGGCCAGGGAAGCCGACCGCGACATCGTGACCGCAGTGCACATCTTGGAGGAACGCGAGAAAGCCGCCTCACGGGGCAAGGGCAGATCCGCCCACCGTGAGCCCGGGGCCGGTGGCCCGCAGTACTCAGGCTGACCCCCCGGGCGGAGGTGTTTCTCGTGGCGAAATCAACCCTGACGGTGACGTTGTCGATCACCGGTCTGCGGGAGACGCTGCGCGCGTTCCAGGAGCTGCCCAAGGACGCGTCGAACCGGTTGCGGGACGAGACGCTGAAGCTGTCGCAGGCGCTGGCGGTGAAGGCGAAAGCGGCTGGGCAGGCGGACGCCGCGCCACAGTCCCCGTTGGTGGCGTCGACGGTGAAGGCGGCGCGGGACCGGGTGCCGGTGATCCAGGCCGGCGGCACGAAACGGCTGGGTCGGAACCGGGCGCCGGCGTGGAAGCTGTTGTTCGGGTCGGAGTTCGGTAGCAACGCCTACCAGCAGTTCCACCGTGAGCACGCGGGCCGGCAGGGGTACTGGTTTTTCCCGGTGATCGAGGGCAGCCAGGCGCAGATCGCGGCGGCGTGGTCTCGAGTGGCTGACGGCATTGTGCGTGATTTCAGCGAGGGCGGATAGATGGCCGCCGGTCAGCGCACGATCAAGATCCGGTTCGACGGGTCGTCCACGGGCCTGGCGACCGCGGCCGCGGCCGCGCGCGCCGAGCTGAAAGCCGTCGAGAAGCAGGTCGAGACGAACAAACGCAACATCGGCAAGGCCGCGTCGGTCATCGGGTCGGCGTGGGCGGCCGCGGCGCGCGGCGCGCTGGTGATCTCCCAGCTCGCCGGTGGGTTGTCGATCGTGATGGCGCTGGCCGGCGGGTTCATCGCCGCGTCGGGTGCGGCGGGGCTGCTGCCGGCGGCGGTGCTGGGCGGCGTCGCGGCGATGCTCGCGCTGAAGCTCGGCGCGGACGGGATCAAGCGCGCGTTCGAGCAGCTGAACCCGACGCTGGACACGCTCAAGGCGAACGTGTCCACGTCGTTCGAGAAGTCGCTGGCCCCGGCGGTGAACAACCTGAAGGTGACGCTGCCTCAGCTGACCTCGGGGTTCAAACAGATCGCCACCGCGATGGGTGGGGTGCTCACCGGGATCACCATCTGGCTGAAGACGCCGGCGGCGATCGGGCAGGTCAACACGATCCTGTCGGCGATGGCGCGGATCATCAAGAACATCGGCGCGTTCCTGGCGCCGGTTATTGCCGCGTTCGTGCGGATCGGTGCCGTGGCCGCGCCGATCCTGGTCCAGCTCACGTCTGGGCTCGGCGCGGTCGGGGAGCGGTTCAAGGCGTGGGTCGACCGCATGGCCGACTCCGGCAACATCGAGCAGTGGATCCGGACCGCGGTCGACGCGTTCCGCCAGTTGTTCGCGATCCTCCGCGACGTGGGCGGCATCGTCGCGGCGGTGTTCGGTGCCTTGTCCGATGCGGGTGTTGGGCTGGGTGGGGTGCTGGGCCCGGTCATCAAGCAGGTGCGCGCGTTCCTCGAGTCCGCGCAGGGGCACGACGTGATCGTGGCCCTGGCTCAAGCGGTCGCCACGGTGGGCGAGGCGGTGTCCGGGGTGCTGGGGGCGGCGCTGACGGCGATCGCGCCGGCGTTGCCGCCGCTGCTGGACGCGTTCGCGCAACTGGCCACGCAGGTGGCGGCCTTCCTCGTGCCGGCGATCCAGTTCCTCGGCCCGCTGCTGCAGGGGTTGGCGACGTTCCTGGCGCAGAACATGTCCTGGATCGGGCCGCTGGTGATCGCGGTCGGTGGGTTCGCGCTCGCGATCCAGGCCGTGACGATCGCGGTGAACGTGTGGAAGGCCGCGGTCGCGGCGTACACGATCGTGCAGTGGGCGCTCAACGCCGCGATGACCGCGAACCCGATCGGGTTGGTCATCGCCGCGATCGTCGCGCTGATCGCGATCATCGTGCTGATCGTGTCGAACCTGGACTTCTTCCGCGGCATCTGGGACGCGGTGTGGAAGTTCGTGTCGGACGTGATCACCGCTGTGGTGGGCTGGTTCCGCGACCGGTGGAACGACGTGTGGAACTGGTTCACCGGCCTGCTCGGCACGCTGGGCGGGTTCTTCTCCGGCATCTGGAACGGTGCCCGCAACATCATCGGCGGCGTCATCAACTGGTTCCGCAGCGCGTGGAGTTCCGCGGTTGATGGTGTCCGCGGGTTCTTCTCCGGTCTGGCGAACTTCGCCGGCGGCATCTGGGACGGCATCGTGAGCGGGGTCAAGACCGCGATCAACGCCGTGATCCGCGTCGTGAACGGGGCGATCGGCGGGATCAACGCCGTGACCGGCGTGGTGGGCATCCCCGCGATCCCCAGGATTCCGATGCTCGCCAAGGGCGGCACCGCCCGCGCCGGCCAGTCCTACCTCGTGGGCGAGCGTGGCCCGGAGCTGTTCACCCCGGGCCGCACGGGGCGGGTGACGAACGCGAACACCACCGCCGACGCGATCGGTGGTGGCGGGGGCGGCGAGGTGATCGAGGTGCACCTGGACCTCGGTGAGGGCATCGAGCGGGTGTTCCGGATCAAGACCGAACGGGACAACCGGCAGACCCGGCGGGCGCTCACGGCCGGGGTGGGGGCGGCGCGATGAGCCTGACCGCAACCTACGCCGACGACCTCTCCCGGGTGCGGCTGTCCATCACCGCCGCCCCGGCGCAGGCCGACTACGCGCTGGTGGAGCGCTCGACCGATCAGGTCACCTGGGTGACGGTGCGCGGCGGTGACACCGTGCCGCTGACCGCCGGGGTGGGGCAGCTCGACGACTACGAGTTCACCCCCGGGGTGCCGAACTACTACCGGGCGTCCTACGTGGACTCCGGTGCGATCACTTCGGTGGGTATAACCAGCGGTGGCCCGGTCACGGGGAACAACACCAGCCTGAACCCGGCGCTGCCCGCGGGGATCGCCGCTGGTGACCTGCTGCTGCTGGTCGCCTCGATCCGCAACTCGGGCACCGGCACGGTGAACACTCCGGCCGGGTGGACCGACATGGTGACCTTCGCCAACGTGAAGGTGATGGGCCGCCGCTACCTTACTGGCGACACGGCGCCGACCGTCACCTTCACCGGTGGCGCGGCCGGCGCGTCGACCACCGCGGTGGTGTGGGCGATCCGCAATGCCGAGCTGGTCCCCGCGACGCAGACCAGCCAGTTCAACGCCTCCGCGCAGAACGTGGCCTATCCGGCGCTCACCTCCGGTGGCAGCGGTGACCGGCTGTCGGTGCTGATCGGGTGGAAGCAAGCCCAGCCCTCGACCTGGACCACCCCAGGCGGGATGGTCGCGGTCACCAGCGTGAACAACACCCAAGGCTCCGGGGACAGCCTGGCCGTCTTCCTGGCCGCCTACCCCACGGCGGTGCCGTCTGGCACGGTCACCGTCACCGGTGGTGCGGCCGCGATCTCCCGGGCGCTGCTGTTCGCGCTCGCCCCGGCCGCCTACGTCACCCGCGACACCACCAACGTCACGCCGACCATGCAGGTGGCGTGGATCAAGAACCTGCAGCGCCCGTACCTGAACCGGGCGGTCACCGTCACCGACTGGGGCACGATCACCCGCCCGGCCCGCGCCGGGGTCATCGAGGTGATCTCCCGATCGCTGCCGGTCGCCGTCACCGACCTGCGCGGGTCCCGGCGGTACCCGCTCACCATCACCGCGGTGAATCTCGACGTGGCCGAGGACCTGGATCTGTGTTTCTCCACCGGTGAGCCGGTGCTGCTGCACGTCCCCGCGGGGGCGCCGTTCCCGGGCGGCTACTACGTCATCGGTGACATCACCATTGACCGGCATTCGAAGCGCACGCTGCGCCGGTTCTTCGAGCTGCCTTTGACCGAGGTCGCCGCGCCGGCCGGAACGATCGTCGGCGACACGGTGCTGTGGTCCGACATCGTGGCCACGTTCGCCACCTGGTCCGCACTGGTCGCCGCGGAACCGCAGTGGGCCGACGTGCTCGACCGGATCGCCGACCCGACCGACGTGGTGGTGCCCTGATGCGCCCCGTGTCCGATCGTTTCCTCAGTACCGTGCGCGGCTCGCACGCCATGGCCTCCCGCGCCCGCGTGTGCGCACCCGGACAGACCGGCGTCAACCCGCTGGGTGTGGAGATCCCGATCGTGTCCGGCGATGTGAAGCTGGACTCCACCGCCGATATTCGCGCGACCCTCGACCTCACAACCGAGTGGGAGTTCCCCGCCACCGCGTCCGAGCTACTCACCCCCTACGGCAACGAACTGTTCGTCGAACGCGGCATCGTCTACGGCGACGGCGGCACCGAATGGGTGTCGCAGGGCTACTTCCGCATGTACGAAGTGGACCAGCAGGACGCCCCGGACGGCGAGATCCAGATCGACGCCCGGGACCGCATGTCCGGCATCATCGACGCCAGGCCCGAAGCGCCGATGGAATTCGGGTCGGGCACGAGCGTGTCGTCGATCTTCGACTTCCTCGTCGGCGAGGTTTACCCGGGCGCGGTGATCCTGTTCGACTTCGACGCCGGCGCCACCACCTTCCCCTCGTCGCACGTGCTGGAGGACGACCGGTACAAGTTCCTCAAGGACATCGCCGACTCGCTCGGCAAGGTCATGTACTGGGATTACGCCGGCCGGTTGCGGGTGGAGACCGCGCCGGACCCCACTGTGCCGGTGTTCACCGTCAACCACGGCCGCGGCGGTGTCGTCGCGACGGTGTCCCGCCGGTTGAAGCGCGACGGGGTCTACAACGCCGTCGTGGCCACCGGCGAGCAGGCTGGCGAGACGCCGCCAGTGCGGGCGGTGGCCTACGACCACAACCCGAGCTCCCCGACCTACTGGGATGGGCCGTTCGGGAAGGTGCCGAGGTTCTACAGCTCATCGTTCATCACCACGATCGCGCAGGCGCAGTCCGCTGCGGATGCGATGCTCGCGCGGCAGCTCGGCCTGCCTTACAACGTCGACTTCTCCATGGTGCCCAACGTGGCGCTCGAGCCGCTCGACCCCATCGAGCTGTCCTACTCGAACCGGCTCGACAGCGAGCTGCACGTGATCCAGACGCTGACTGTGCCGCTGGACGCCGGTGGCGTCATGCAGGGCACTACCCGCGAACAGATCCTCGGGGGTGCGGCGTGAGAGCGGACGACATCGCGGCTCTGATGGTGGCCGGCATGCAGTCGCAAGTCACCGGAAACACTGACATCGGCTACCACACCGGGGTCGTCAAGGCCTGGGACACGCTGACCGGGCTCAACTCCGTGGACATCAACGGTGTCACGTTCAACAACCTGAAGGTGCTCTCTACCGGGGACAGCATCATGCTCGCGGCCGGAGACACCGTTGTGATCATGAGGTTCCAGACGCAGTACTTCATTCTCGGCCGCGTTGCGGCACCAGGTCTTGGTGCGTCGCTGGCGACCCGGACCGCGCGGGTGAACCCGAACGAATCGACTTCCTCGACGACGTTCACGGATCTCACCACGTTCGGACCGACAGTCCCGGATGTGTACATCGGGTCGTCGCGACGTTGTCTGGTGATGGTCAGCGCAACAGTTGCTGGCGGCCCGCAGTTCGGCGGATATGCCGCTTTCGAGGTCACCGGCGCTTCCACCATTCCGGCGGTCGGAGCCAACGGGGTTTACGGCGCGTTCACAGGGGCTAGCGGTGGTATGCAGTCGAGCCTGGCGGTCGTGATCCCGCTGTCGGCGGACGACGGCCTCAACGCGGGCCGGAACACTTTCACGATGAAGTACCGCCGTGAAGCCAGTTACCCGGATACCGCCTTTTTCAATACCCGAATCCTGACGGTGATCCCGTACTGAGGGAGGAGAACCCATGCCCAGCACACCAACTTTCAGCCTCCCGTATCCGGCGCTGACGGACCCGCCGAACGGGCCCACGCAAATGCAGGCTCTCGCGTTGCAGGTCGAGGAGGTGATGTCGCTCAGGCCCGTGTCCTCGCTGCCAGCCGCGGGTGACTACACCAACCAGCTCCTGCTTTCGACAGCGGACAACCGGTTCTACCGCTGGACCGGCTCGGCGTGGGTCAAGGCAACAGCCCACGCCCGCTACGTGCGCACAGCCGCCCTCGCCGGCGGGAACTGGACAGGCGACAAGCAGATGTCGTTCCCCACGCAGCGGAGCGGGCATCCCGCAATCGTGCCGTCCGGGGGGTCAGGTGACACGCAGAACACCTATTTCACCCTGGACCCGGGTCCGTGGACGATCACCGCCGGTTGCCGCTCCGGCGGCACCCCGCAGGTCTCGATCGCCACAGGCACTGCATGGGCTGTCGGCAACGTCATCGCCGCAGGGAGCGGCGGCGCCCTCAACGACAATGTCAGTGTCGACATCGAGTTCACCGTTCCTACGGCGGTGTGTGTGAACGTGTTCAACTCGTCAGCGTTCAACGTGATCACTGGATTCGGTGACGCGACCTTCATTTCCTTCAAGAGGGGTCTGTGATGGCGTGGGTGAAGCCGTGACCGTGTCCGAAATGGATGGGGGTGGCCTTGGGTGACTTGGCGACGCTGTTCTTCGGGCTCGCTGCGCTTGTTGGTGCGCTCGGCACGACAACAGTCAAGGTTGTCGCTGTGTTCCGGGCGCCCCGGAAGACTGCGCAGCGGGCGGCGGAACTCGCGATCGAGCGTGCACTGGGGGACGACGAAGACGAGTCCGATGACGAGCGCGAGGAGATCGTCGAGGAGATCCTCAAGCGGCTCCGCGGTGGTGATGGCGCATGAATGACAAGCTCGCCCGGAAGGTGGTACAGCCCGCGGTTGACCGGGCGGTCGCCGAGGGGCCGCGCCGCTGGCCGGTGTGGCTCGTCCTCGGGCTCGCCGCAGCGGGTGCGGTGATCGTCGCGTGGGTGATGGTGAATCAGTACGCGCGGATCAACGCGCTGTCGGAGCAGTCGGCGCGCACCTCGGCTGTGGCTGCGGAGAACTCGACCGCCGCGCACCAGCTGGCGGACCAGGTGCGCGCGCTCGGTGCCGTCCCGGTAGCGCAGCCCGCGGCGGGCCCGGCCGGGCAGACGGGTGCGCAAGGCCCGGCCGGGCCCCCCGGTCCCCAGGGGCCTCCCGGGGTGCCCGGGCCGAAGGGTGACACCGGGTCGGTTGGTCCGTCAGGTGCGCAGGGGGCGCCCGGAACCGATGGCCAGAACGGCGCCCCCGGTGCCGCCGGCAGCGACGGCACGGACGGCGCGACCGGCCCCGCTGGTCCGGCGGGGCCGCAGGGGGAGCCCGGTCCGGCCGGTCCACAGGGCCCGCCGGGGGAGCAGAGCCCGCCCGGCCCGTCCTGCCCGCCCGGCTACACGCCGCAGTCCCGCCAGCAGGGCGCCGAAACGTGGTGGGTGTGCGTCGCCGACGAAACCGAACCCACCGAAACACCAGGGGGCTGACCATGGCGATCGTTGACATCAGCCACCACCAGAACGACGCGGTGGGCCGGATCGACTGGGACGCGGTGCGCCGCAACGTCGACGCGGCCTACGTCAAGGTCACCGAGCGCGAGGACTACACCGACCCGAAGTGGCGCGTCAACCACGACCAGCTGGCCGGGCGTCCGCGCGGTGGTTACCACTTCTGCGGGAACTCCATCGCCAAGCGGTACCTGGACCCGGTGCGCGAGGCCGACAACTTCGCCAACCAGTACCTCCAGGCCGGGTGGGAGATGCGCCCGGCCTACGACATCGAACTGGCCGGCGCGTCACCGGACTGGCTGCGCCGCTTCCGCGACCGGTTCCGGCAGCGCACCGGGATCACCCGGGACCGGGTCTACACCTCATGGTCGCTGATCCGCACCGCGCTTCGCCCCGAGTTGTGGCTGGACGGCTACGACACCGACCTCTGGGTCGCGCGCTACAACCCCACCCTCGGCTACGACCATCCGCTTCTGCGGCTGTGGCAGAACAGCCAATCCGGCATCGTCGCCGGCTTCCCGGGCCGCGTCGACACGAACATCCCCCAGAACGGGTGGGCGCCCGCCCACGACCTCGTCCCACGCCCCACCAGCGCCGCCCCCGGCAGCGCCGGCCAACTCGACCAGGAGGGCCCCGTGGACCTGAAGCCAGGCAAGGACGTCACCGCCAACGTCCCGTGCTCGGGCAAGACCCGACTGTTCGTGAACACCTCGTTCACCGACAAGCGGGTCGACATCCACCAGATCGTTTACTTCGGAGTGACACCGCCCGGCGCCGGGCCGCAGTACCTGCCCAGCCGCTACGACCTCGGCCCCGGTGACCCGCTGCGGGTCGCGATCAGCATCGAACCCGGCCGGCCCGGGCCGCTCGACATCCCGGCGGGCGCAGTGTTCGCCGCGGTCCGCTACTCCACCGACATCCCCAACGCCACCGCCCACGCGGCCTGATCGCCATGGCCGAGCAGATCGACCCGCAGACGCCGGGCGCGGTGCAGGGCTACCGCACGCACTCGCAGGAAGAGATCGACCTGGTCAACCGGATCAAGGCCGTCGAGGCCGAGGTCGCCAGGGTGTGGCAGGACGTGCAGGAGCGGCCAGCGACCGATGGGCGGATGGCTGCGATCGCGCGCACCGAGATCGAGACCGGGTTCATGTGGCTCGTCCGCTCGATCTTCCAGCCGATCACCGAATTCGACACGTGACTGGCCAGCACCGCGCCTGGCCCAAGGAGGACCCGATGAACCTGTCTCGTATCCGCAAGCTGATCGGCACCGCACTCGGCGGCATCACCGGCGTCGGCGTGGCCACCGTGCTCGCCCTCGCCGGCCTGAACCTGCCCGACACGGTGGACGCCGCACTCGCGGTCATCCTCGCCGCCATCGGCACCTACATCGCCCCGCCGAACACCACCCCAGAGGAGTAGACCATGGCTGGATTCACCGACTCCGTCGAGCAGGCCATCCTCGACGGATTCCTGCAGGACCCGTCGTTCGCCGGCTACGCGACTCTCTACCTCGCGCTGTCGACCACCACGCCGACCGAGGCGGGCGGGAACTTCACCGAACCGTCGAGCGGTGCCTACGCCCGCGTGTCGACCACAGGCGCCGACTGGGGCGCCGCGACCGGCACGGCGCCCGCAACCAAGAGCAACACAGCGACGAAGACGTTCCCGACCGCCACGGCCGACTGGGCGAGCGGCGCGAACTTCACCCATTTCGGCCTGTACGACGCCTCCTCTGCGGGGACTCTTCGGGCATGGGGCGCCCTGGGTACAGCGAAGCCGGTCCTCAACGGAGACACCGCGTCGTTCGCGGCCGGCGCGCTCGTGCTGAAGCTCGGCGACCCGGACGACACCTACTAAACCGATGGTCGGAGCCTGACATGACCCTGCTCGCGGCCTACGCGTACGACGAGGGCAGCGGCACCACCACTGCCGACGCCAGCGGCAACGGCCACACGGCGACCCTGAACAGCGCGTCGTGGACAGCGTCCGGGCACACGAACAGCGGCATCACCAACACCACCACAGCGCAAGGCGCGACCAGCACCGTCCCCGCGGTCACCACGGCCGCGGTCACGCTCATGGCATGGGTGAAACCGTTGGACCTCGCCGCGGGAACCTCGCACCTGGCCTGCGGGATCCTGCAGAGCTTCAACGGCTCCACCGACATCGGCCTGTGGACCCAGCGCGGCGACTTCAGCACGTCCAACGTGCTGCAGGGCAACATCCGGATCAACGGGAACCTGTCCGCCGTCAACGGCGCCGCGCTCACCGTCGGCACCTGGGCGCATCTGGCGCTCACCTACGACGGCACCACCATCCGCCTGTACAAGGACGGCACACAGGTCGCGACGGTCAGCAACGCCGGACCCATCTCGCTCGGCACCACGCTCTACGTCGCCGGTGGTGGTCCGGACACCGATGTCGTGGTCGACGATGTCCGCTACTACAACGAGGTCCTCGACGACACCGCGATCACCACCGCGATGAACACGCCCGTCAGTGGTGGCAGCGTGGTCGCGCTCGACGGCACCGCCCCCGCAGCGGGATCCGCAACTGGAACACTGAGTGCCAACCGGCCACTCACCGGGCTCGCCTCTACGGCGGCGGGAGCGACCGGGCAACTGGCTGCGGCCCGAGCCTTCGACGGCATATCGGCAGCCGCGAGTCTCGTGACGGGCGCCCTCTCCGCTACTCGGCCGCTCGCTGGGATGGCGGTGTGCGCATCGTCGGCCACCGCGGATCTCACCGTCACCGGTTCCAGCGTGGCGCTCGACGGCATCGCACCGGCCGCAAGCTACGCCACCGGGACGCTCACCGCGGCGAGGGTCCTGGCCGGGGTCGCGCCGGCCGCGTCGGACCTGCGAGGGGCACTCACCGCGGCCCGGCCACTCTCGGGTGTCGCCGCCGCGGTGTCCAGCGCCCACGGCGTACTGACCGTCTCCAGCCAGTACGTGGCCGCCGAACAACCGAAGCTCACCATCGTGCCGAACCTGGCGCGGCTCACCATCAGCCCGAACAGGGCCACAGCAACACTGGGGGACACATGACCATGGACATGAAAACCGGGGACCTCGAACCCGCGCTCACAGTCATCGTCGAGGACGGGGCCGGAGTCACCGACTTCAACGATGTCGTTTCGTGGAAGATCCTCGGCAAACAAAACTCGGTGCTCATCGTCAACGCCACACCCGACACGGTCACCGTCGACCAGTCGAACCAGTCGAAAGCCACCCTCACCCGCGCCTGGCAGGCCGGGGAAACCGCTTCGGCCGGGGTAATGCAGATCGAGGTCGAAGCGATGTGGCCCGGCAACCGGCCGCAGACCTTCCCCGCGGAGTCGTTCGAGTTCGTCCGCTTCCACCCCGACCTCGGATAGACCAGCCGCCGCACCCCCACGGCGGCTGAAACGGCCCCCGCGCTCCCCACACGGGTAGAGCGCGGGGGCCGTCCTTTGTCGTTACTGGGCGTAGCTACGTGGGGGTTTCCCCAGTTGGCCGCGCACGAACTCGTCCTTCGGGTCACGCTCCGGCCGGTTGACGAACGCAACCGCGGCGAACACCGCAGCCACCATGATCAGAAACTTCACTCTCGATCCTCTCTGTGTTCGGGGGTTCACAAGTCATCGTTGATCCGCATCCGGTGCTCAGGTTCGCGGCGCAGTGATCAGGCAGGCTTCGCATGGCATGCCTGCGACGCGGTCGAGCAGCTCGAGCTTGCCGGGGCCGAAGCTGGCACCGCAGTAGGCGGTGATGGTGTCGGCCGGGCTGGTTGGGGCGACGAACAGGTGCGTCACGCGCTGGGTTTCGCCGACTGTGCCAGACCGGGGCCGGGCGATGATGGTGACGGCCATCTTGCGGGATTCCTCTGTGGTGGTGGAGATGGGAGGGGCCCCCGGGTGTCACCGGGGGCTCCGTGGCAGGCGATCTGCCTCCGGTGGGTCAGTCACCTGGTTCTGAATGGTCGGTGGTGGTACGGGCCGCACTGTACCGCCAATCGAGGTAATCGGTGTGTTCGACCTGTTCGGCTAGAACGGCGTGAACGGGTAGAAACGCACCGTCACCTCCTGTTTCCATTCTGATCATGAACCAGGGGAGGCACCTCACCACCGGCGAAGCCGCCAAAGCCCTCTCCATCGACCGCTCCACCCTCGGCGCCTGGCACCGCCAGGGCCTCGTCACCCCCGCCAGCATCACCGCAGGCGGACACGCACGCTGGGACCTCGAAGACCTCAAACGCCAAGTCCGCGAACTCCGCAAACGCAACAGCTAGGGACCGAACAGGCGCCGCCCCCAGCGGACCCGCTTCCCTGAGCCCTTGCAGTGGCGGCACCGGCCGAACGCTTTCCCGTTCGGCGAGAACCGCTTCCCGCTGCCCTTGCACCACGGGCACCGCGCGAACGGGTACAGCCAGCACCGCAGCACGTACACCCCGGTCGCACCCACGCCGACGAGCACACCGGCCACACCCGTGTCGCTCACCGCTTCTTCTTCGCCAGGCAGACCGGGCACGTCGGCGTGCTCGACCACCACTTGTTCTCCGTCTGCTTCGTCGGCACGGTGATCCCGCACAGCGTGGTGAAGGTGCCGCGCCACCACGACGTCTTGCCCTCGTGCGTCAACGGCTTGGCCACCGCTACCGCCCGCGCCGAGCCTGCGCCGCGGCGCACGCCGGGCACTGCTGGGTGGGTGTCGGTGAGCGCTTCCGCTTCGGCTGCTCGAGCACCAGGCCGCACCGGGTCCGAACCTTCCCCGACCACCACGGCCGGTGGCCGGCGTGCGCGAGTTCCTTCGCCATCGCCTACCTCCGCTTTCCGCGTCGGCCGTCCGTCGACTGGGTCTGCTGCTGCTCCTCCCGGATCTGCTTCACACGCTTCGCCCGGTCACGTACCTCTTCCCGACGAACCTCGTTATCGACCATCTGGTTGAACTCCTCGCGCGTTTTTTTCAGGAACCCCATCTCGATCTCCTTTCTAGGACCCCGGACCCCTAGGTCTAGGGTTTCCCGCTAGGCCCCAAACTGGCCACTGACCTGCGTGTTAGGGCTCTAGGGTGCAGGTCACCAGTCGACGTCTTCGCCACGCCGTAGCGCCATACGCCGCAGGGTCGCAGCGTCCTCGCTGGTGGTGTCCTTGTTGCCGTCCTGGTCGATCGGGCCCTTGTAGCCGGACTCGCGCAGGTCGAAGAACTTCTTGTCCTTCGCGGTTTCCGGCTTGCCGTCCCAGCGGCGTGACTTACCCATCTCGTTCTCCTTCACTGATCGAGCCGTCGGGCGAGTGCCTCGACGACGTTGTCCCGGGCGTAGCCCTGGGCGTTCTTCTTCTTGCCGTCCAGGCCGGTCGCCCACGCCTGACCCGGCCGCACGCCGTCCGGCTTGAGCGCGCCGGCGAGGTCGTTCTTCGTCCACCCGTCGTAGACCTCCGGGTCCCGCTCGGCGAGCCGCTGCACCGCAACCTCCGAGTGGATCCGGTCCTCCTCGAACACCGCGAGCAGGTCCTCCAGCACCCGCGACGGCCGGGCGGCCGCGGGCATCTGCCCAGCCGCCATGCCAGTCAGCAAACCCTCGTCCTCGCGCAGCTGCCGCGCCCGCCGGCACATGTCCTCCAGCGCGCCGTCGGCGAGCAGGTGAGACCGCACCGTCGTGCCGCCGCGCTCGGCCAGGTCGCCGTCGTCCGCGCCGAGCAGGATCCCGACGCCCTTGTGCTTGCGCAGCAGCTGGGAGGCGTCCATCCCGGCCGGGTACGTGCCGGCGCCGAGGATCGTTTCGGACGCCTGCCAGGTCATGACCTTCATCGCGAACCGCGTGCCGATCTGCCCGCGCAGGCTGTCGGGCATCACCTTGGAGTCGGGCTTCTGCGTGGCGAGCACGAGGATGAACCCCGCCGCCGGGCCGACCTTCACCAGGTCGGTCAGCAGATCCAGGATGGTCTCGCCGTGCTTCGGGTGCTCCAGGTACCGCTGCACCTCGTCGATCGCGATGACCGTGAGCGGCATGTTCAGCCGGCGCGAGCGGGACAGCGCCGGGGTCAGCTTCGCTTCCGGGCACTGGTCCGCGGGCAGCTTCGACATCCGCTCGAACCGGTCGTTCATGTCCGCCACGAGCTCGTGCAGGCTGTTGACCAGCCGCTCGACGACCTCCTCGCGCACACCCGACCCGTAGACGTGCGCGACCTGCTCGAACGGCTGCCACGCCCGGTCGCCCTTGCCGTTGAACACGTACAGCCGCGTGTGCGGGTCGAGCGCGGCGGCGGCTACCGGGATCCGCGCGGCGAAGGTCTTGCCCATGCGGGGGATCGCGCCGACCAGCAGGTTTGACCAGACCAGCGGCATCGTGATCAGCCGGTCGCGGGCGTCGACACCGAACGGCACGCCCTGCCACAGGTCCCACTTCGCGGCCTTGATCAGAGGCGAGGGCACCGGCTTCTGCGCGAACACGTCCACGTCCGACACCCACAGCCGCACCCGCCGCTCGGACATCGGGTCCGGGTCGAGGAACACTGTGACGACGTTGACATCCAGACCGGAGGCGATGTCGGCGCGCTTGGTCGCGGCGTGCTTGCGGAACGTCTTCCCGTATGGCAGGTCGACCACCGCGAGCCAGCCCTTGCCGTCCCGCTGGATCGGCTGCGGGAACGTGATCGGGTTCTTCTCGTCGGCCAGCTTCGCCGCCACGAACGCGCGCGACACGACGTCCGCCTTCAGCTTGCTGGCCTGCTGCGTCACCGTCGCCTGCGTCAACAGCGGCCGATCCTGGCGGCCGCCGAGCGCGCCGAACGCCGCCACGGCGCCGGGGATCAGCAGCCACCACCCGGTGGGCCAGAGAGCGTCCATCGCGACGAGCCCGCCGGAGGTGATGCCGGCGGCGATGAGGGAGCCGATGACTCGCCGCTTCACCCGGTCGTCACGCATCCGCTGCAGCTGGGTGTACGTGGCGGCGTCGCCCTGCAGCACCGCCGCGTGCCGCAGCGGCGCGGCCTGCAAGTCGAACGCCCAGCGCCCCCACCAGCTGAGACAGCGCGCCAGCCCGCGCGGGACACGACCGACGAGCCGGCCGCCGTACAGCGGGGACCGCACGGCGTGGAACTTCGCCCGGTGCCAGGTGTAGCGGGTCGCCCACCGGACCGCCTCGATCCGCTGTTCTCGCTCCCGCACCCAGTTCGGCAGCACCGGGCGGGTCTCCATGACGCGCTGCCAGGCGAGTTGCCGCTCGTCGGCCTCGTCCAGCAGCTCGCCCTCGAGCGGTTCGCCGACGTGCACGAGGTCGTCGTCGGGCCGCTCGATCAGGTCGGTGGTGTGTTCGGTGTCGGGCTGGCCGTCACCGTCGGCGTCCACCAGTTCCCCGGACACCGTCTCGCGGTCGGGGTCGGGGAAGGGGATGAGACGGCCGCCTTCAGCTCCCACTGGGGACCGCCTCCACCGCCGAAGTAGCAGCGCGCCGGTCGGCGGTGACCATCTTCGCCAAGGCTGACGCCAGCCCGAGCACCACGACCGGGATGCACGCGACGAGCGCGGTGATCTGCCACGGCGCGGCGACGATTCCCGCTGACGACATGAGGTGGTAGGCCACCTGCGCGAGCGCGCCGACGAACAGGCTGATGAGCGCTGACACACCAGCGAACTGCACGGTGCGCTCCGAGTAGACACTGGGCGCGAGCCAGCAGCTCAAGGCGTAGGCGCCGTAGGCCTCGACGCTGATCGGGAGCACGATCGAGCTGTTGATGTGCCAGTCGGTCACGCCCGGGAACGGCTCGATGAGGCCGAACCCGGTGAGCTGGCCGAGGCCGACCCAGCCGGACCAGACGCTGACGCCGGCGGCGAGCGCGATGAACAACAGTGGCCAGGTGTGGCGCAGGCTGCGGAACCGCGGCGGTTCGTCGTCAGCTGTCGTGTCTTCCTTGGCGATGGTGGCAAGTGCCTTCTGCACGACGTGGTTTTTCAGTCCGGTCAGGCGGACGAGCGTGGGTCGGCCGGGTCGGGGTCGGCCTTGCTCAACTTCGGCGGCGATGGCCTGACGGACGGTGTCGATGGGTGACGGCTCCACCAAGTTCCTCTCGTTCTGGTCGTGGGCCCGGCCGGGGCGGGGAGCTGGGGGCGGGCTCGACTCGCCTCGGCCGGGGTCCGGTGGCGGGCGTCTGATGTCGATGCGCGCCGCCATGCCAGAGACTATACGTCATCACGTGATGATATGTGGCAACACATGACAACCGGTGTTGTTTGCGCAGGTCACGTGTCAGGTACAGTGCTCACGTGATCGACGACCGTCGCGACCGGATCGACCCGGACCGCCCCAAGCTCCTGTGGGAGCAGGTCTACGAAGACCTCGCTGCCGACATCCAATCCGGACTGCTACCGCCCCGCAGCCGGATACCGGGAGAGCACGACCTCGTCGAGCGCTATGGCGTGTCCCGGCCGACCGTGCACCGCGCGCTCGTCGAGCTCGTGAACGTGGGACTCGCGATCACGGTGAAGAACAAGGGGCGCTACGTCAGCGAGGACGCTCAATCAGGTGACACCGGGAACTGAGCTGCGCGTCGGCGCGACCCGGACTGTGGGCGGCGGACAGCCGGCCAACGCAACCAATCGGGAGGTAGCGATGAACTCGGAGACGCCGGGCAACTGCAACTGCGGCAACTGCTGTGACTGCGGCGGGGAGTACGGCCGCAACTGAGACCAGGCCCCTTGCGTGGCCTGTGGCGGGCACCCCCGGCACACCGCAGGAAGACGACTTCGGTCCTCGATACTGCTGGTCGCCGGGGGTGTTCTACTTCAGACCGAGTCGGGCAGCTTCCGGTGCCCCTTGATCCCGGCCTGGTAGAGCGCGTGGCAGTCCTCGCAGTTCCCGACCGGCCGCTGGTAGCGGCCCTTGATCCGCTCGCCGTCGTTGTTCAGCGGGCACTGGTGGTCCGAGGAGATGTACTCGCCGCACCACGTCCAGCCCCACACACCCGCGGTGCCCGCTTGGTGGTAGGCGAGGTGGCGGAGGAGGGTGCCGTCGTCGAGGATCGGGCGCCCGTTGATACCAGAGCCCTCGGGTATCTCGCGAACTGCGGGCGCCTTCTGGTCCTGTACCTCGGTCATCTCTACTCCCCACGTAGCGCGTCGTCGGCGTTGACCTCGACGGTCCCGCCAGTCTGGCCGTCCTTCGTGGCCTCGATCAGCCATGCCATGGTGGCGCTCGCGCTGACGCGCGCGAGCCGGTCGAGCAGGAAGCCGGTCACGGTCACCTCGACGCCAGGGTCGAGGTCCGCCGACGCGATGCGCAGCTCCTCCCGGATCGCCTCGCGCACGAACTGCACCTGCTCATCGCTGCTCATGCGCGGAGTGTACGCGGCCCGTTACGTGAATAGGACCGGGTCAGGTGAGGGCGACCACGAGGAGCCCGATGAGCACCAGCCCGAGCGTCAGGCTCCCCAGCACCACGCCGGCGGTGGCGAGGCTGCGGTTCGTCGCGAGACCGCGGTTCGCGTGGCTGTAGCCGATGCCACCGAGCACCACTCCGAGGATCGCGAGCGGCAGCGCGACGAGCGAGAACGGGCCTGGCAGGAAGCCAGTGACAGCGCCGATCAGTCCGCACACGAATCCCGCGGTGCCGAGGCCGTTCCGCGGCTGTGGGTATCTGCCGTATCCGTAGGGCGGCTGCGGCGAATAGGGCGTCGGGTAGTGCTGGGGTGGCGGCCACTGGCCGTGCGGCTGGGTCATGGGCGGTCTCCTCTGGTGGTCTCCCGTCCGGTATCGCCCATCGCGCGCTCGTCGTAACGCACGGTTGAACGTGGTTCTCGAACCGTTATCAGCGGGTTCAGACGCGGGAACAGGGCGGGCAGTAGGGTCACGGCGATCGTCGTGGCAAGGTCGAGCGCAGTCGCGCCGCAACGCCACCATCTGGAGATCCACAACTCGTGAGATAACTTCCTGCATGACGCTCTGAGCTGGCCTGCTGAGACGCTGGTGAGCATGACGTTGAACCTCCAGATAACAGTCCCTTAGGGATTGAGTCCAAGAACACCGCAGACGCGGGCATATGCCCGTTGACCTCGTTAAACTCTACTGGTATCAGCCAGTCGGACGCTAGCACGACGTTAACTCTCCATCTAAGGTGAGGCCCATGGCTGCCCTCATCCGTGACCTCAACCAGTCCTTCAGCCGGTACCTCCGCGCCGAAGGACGCAGCCCGCGCACCGTGGAAACCCACTGCGGATGCGTCGAGAACTACGTCCGCTGGCTCGAAAAGCAACAGCTCCCGACGACACACGACTCGCTCACACGCCGGCTCATCGTCGCCTGGCTCGCCGACCTCGCCGACCACTGGAAGCCGGCAACCGCCGCCACCCGCTTCCGCGGCATGAGCCGCTTCGTCAAATGGCTCGTCGCCGAAGACGAGCTGGACGCCAACCCGATGGAAGGGCTCCAGCAGCCGGAGATCCCCGACAAGCCAGTCCCGGTCCTTACCGACGACGACCTCGCCGCCCTCATCAAGGCGTGCTCCGGCCGCGACCTCTACGACCGTCGCGACGAAGCGATCATCCGAATGCTCCTCGACACCGGGCTCCGCGTGTCCGAGCTGTGTGGCATCACGGTCGACACCGGCGAGGGCGACAGTCGCGTGCCGGGAACGCTCGACCTGGACAACGGCGCCGCGATCATCACCGGCAAGGGTGGCAAGGTACGCGCTGTCTACTTCGGCGCCCGCACCGAGCGCGCTCTCGACCGCTACCTCCGGGTGCGGCGCACCCATCACCTCGGACATCTGCCGAACCTCCTCCTCGGACAACGCGGGCCGCTGAGCAAGCAGGGCGTCTGGGCGGCGATGGAAGCCCGCGCTGGCAAAGCGGGGCTGCTCAAGGCGAACCCGCACCGCTTTCGGCACACCTGGGCGCACGACTTCCTTCTGGCCGGCGGGCAGGAGCGGGACTTGAAGCGCCTGGCCGGCTGGTCGAGCGACAAGATGCTGGAGCGGTACGGGTCTTCGGCGGCGGATGCGCGGGCAGCTGCGGCGGCGCGGAAGCTGCGCCGGGGGGATCGGGTCTAGCGGACGCGGCGAAGCGGGGTCGGTGGCGGCGGGGAGGCGTGGGGGCCGACGATCGCGTAGAGGCTGTTGACCTCGTAGCTGTCGATGCGGCCCTCGACGCGGTCCAGTCTCTCGTCGATGTAGGCGCACACGCAGGCGGCGAGGTGCGCGACAACGGCGCAGACGCCGACCGCGAGGGACAGCAGGAAGACCTCGCCGGGGATAGCGAGAGCTTCCAGTAGAAGAGCGGCGGATTCGAGGGAAACGGCGACGACTACGCCGACCATCAAGGGGCCGGTAATTGTCGTGCGCAAAAGCGTCATCGGTGCCCACCCGTCTCATCTCATTTGTTTTCCAGGGGAATATGTCCAGTGTTCCCCCTGGGGCGTGGTGACGGTAACTCGGGCGGGTGATCACCACGCAGATGGACTCACCCTCGCGGGTGACGTGACGCTCCGTGTGCTACTGAGCGGTGTATTCCCGCAGGTGGGCGCTCACAAACTCGACCAGATTAGACTGAACGGCGAGGGTCACGATCCGGCCAACCATGAGGTCAGCCTGCTCGTTCCCGTACCGTTTCCGAATGGACGGAACGAGCTCGATCATGCGCCTAAGAATGACCTCTTCGTCGATCGCCTCAGATCCATCTTCATTATATCGTTCTAACGTTCGATGAGAACCATTTGCCGAAGGTGGCTCCGCGCCAGCCATGACCGCCCGCGCGGCCCCGGCGGGCCAGCCTGCTCCTCGGTCGATGCCGGTGAGCGTCTTCGCGCGCGGGTCGATCTTGGCTTGCTCGATGCGCTGCACGGTGATCTCGGCGAGTCCGGCTCGCTCGGCGAACTCCTTCTGGGTGAGACCTAGCTCATCGCGCACCGCACGCACAGCTTCCGCAAGACTCTTCAGATCTCTTCCGGTCACACGCACAGCATGTCGCAGCGGACGACTGCTGTCTACGCGACGCGTAGGGCGTGAACTGGGCCTTCGTCTCCTCGAGTGCATCTCTTCCCCTTCCCTGTCGACACTAGTTGTATCTCTTCGCAACTCTTCTTGTCCATAGTGTTGCGAAGAGACGTGAAGAGATGTACGGTGTGACGCATGGAAGACCCCAACGGGCAGGTGATCAAGAGCACCAGACAGGCGCGAGGACTCACCCGAGCGCAACTCGCCGACCGCGTCGGGTGCAGCTACTCCCACCTGTACAACCTCGAAACCGGCCGCAAGCGCGCCAAGCCCGAACTCCTCGCCCGCATCGCCCGCGAACTCCACATCGGGCTGGACGAAATCCGACACGTCAAGGAAGCGGCGTGACCCCCGAGGAACGGCGCACCCGCGCGTCGATCGCCGCCGACACCCGCTGGGCACGCACCCCCGACCGGCTCGGCGCAACCGCCCCCGCCCGCCGCGGCCTCATCGCGAAGTTCGAACGCGAGGTCGACCCCGACGGCCAGCTCCCGCCCGACGTCCGGACGAAGCTCGCCGAAAACGCCCGCCGTGCCTTCTACAAGCGCCTCGCGGCGCGGTCCGTGAAGACCAGGCGAAAGAAGGCGGCATGAACACCGGCGGGGGCACCACCCATCCGACCGGCGGGGCCGGCTCAGGCCCCGGCAGATGAAAGAAGCGGCTCGACGCCGTCACGCCGAGCCGCCCTCGACCACCGGAACACCCAGGAAGGGAGACCACCGGTGACCAGCAACATCCTATCCAAGTGGCGCAACAGACGCGCACTCGACAACCCCAACCACGACCAGATCACCGTCGCCGAACTCCAGGCTCGCATTGACGCCGAGGGGCCCACGCCGGTCCCTGCGCGCCGTCGCCCCCCTGCTCGGCCGGACTGGCCCGTTGTCGAGCCGCCAGAGGAGATCGACGCCGAGCGCACTCAGCCGTTGTTCCGCGTCGGTGACGCCCGCGAGGTGTTCAAGATTCTCGGCGGCCGCGTCCTGCGCGAGCGCACCATCGACAACTTCGACACCCAGCTCTGCACCTGGTGCTGCACCGCGGTTCGGCACCCCACCGCGGTGCGCCTGTCCGTGGGCGAACTCCTCGAGCACAGCTGTCTGAAGCCGAAGTGTTTCCACGAGGCGTTGCGGTGGGTCCACGCGAACGACGAGTCGGACCGGGACATCCTCGCCGAGATCGCCAAGCGACCTGCGCAGGTGCTCGCGTGAGCATCTTCAAGAAGGTTGATGACGCGGCGCAGCGCCGTATCGACCGTGCCCTCGGCACCCCGAAACCCCAGCCCAAAGACGAAGTCGCCGAACGGCGCGACAAGCGCCAGCAGAAGGGCGGCAAGCGGTGAACGGCATGACGTACGAGCAGTGCCAGGGCCTCGAAGCCGCACTTCGGGAAACGCTCGCCATGTACCTCGACGACGCCGAGAACAGCAGCGACGACCAGGTCCGCAGGGTGTCGAAGCAGAAGGCCAGCAGCATCCGCCTCGCCCTCTCCCACCTCCACGCCTGGTCCTACCACACCTACGGCGAGCCCTACCCGGAGGACACACCGTGACCCCGCTGTCGCTTGCCGAGATCGACGCCGCCCACGCCGCGAACATTGCCGCGTTCGACAAAGCCATCGTCGAGGTTCGCGACGCCTGGAACACCGGCGTCAAAGCCGGCCACTGGGGATGCTCCGACTGCCCGAACAAGACCAAATGCGTGATCGAATGGTGTCAGCGGTGAGCCTCATCGAGTTCCCGGACGTGATTCAAGGGTCGGACGAGTGGCTGGAGCAGCGGCGCGGCATCGTCACCGCGTCGGTTGTCGGACAGCTCGTCACACCTTCGACGCGGAAGCCCGCGAACAATGACGCGAGCCGCGGTATCACGGCCCAGCTCGTCGCTGAGCGGATCACCGGCTACACCGACCCCAGCTACATCAACGACGACATGCTCCGAGGCATCGAAGACGAACCCCGCGCCCGCGACCTGTACGCCGAGTTCTACAAGCGCACCGTCACCGAGACCGGGTTCCTGCTCCGCAAGGAGGACACCTGGCAGCTCGGCTACTCGCCCGATGGCCTCGTCGGCGACGACGGGCTCATCGAGATCAAGGCGCCGCGCGCGAAAACCCACCTGCGCACGATCCTCTCCGGCGAGGTGCCCGCCCAGTACATGGCGCAGTGCCAGGCCGGGCTGCTGGTGTCCGGACGCGCCTGGATCGACTTCATCTCGTTTTCGGGCGGGATGCCGATGTGGCACACCCGCGTACTCCCGGACCCCGCCTGGCAGGACGCGATCGTCGCCGCGTGCGAGCAGTTCGAGGCCACAGCCACCGAGATGGCCGCGGCATACGAGGCCAAGACCGAGGGACTGCCCGCTACCGAGCGGATCATCTACCAGGAGCTGACCATCTGATGGACATCGGAGACACCATAGCGCCGACGAGTGACCAGCTCGACGCGGTCGACCTTCTGGGTGGACCGAGAACCTTCACCATCGAGCGAGTCTCGGCCGGCAACGACGAGCAGCCCGTCAACATCCACCTGACCGGGTTCCCGCGACCGTGGCGGCCGGGGAAGTCGATGCGGCGCCTGCTCATGTTCTGCTGGGGTCGCGACACGTCCGCCTACGTGGGTCGCCGCGTCACCCTGTTCTGCGACCCCGAGGTGCGCTTCGGGGGCCAGGAGGTCGGCGGGATCCGCATAAGCCACCTGTCGCACCTGGACAAGCCGAAGAAGGTATCCCTGCCGGTGTCGCGCGGCAAGAACGCGATGTTCGTCGTACAGCCGCTCGTCGAGACACCGGAGACCCGCGTGGCCGACCTCAAGCGCGAGTGGAAAACGGCCGACCCCGAACGGCGCAAGGCCATCGAGATCGAGGCTGCTGCTCTGTCGAACACAGCTGACGCCGCGACCGTACCGCAGCCCACCGACAGTCAGCTCCGCGATGACGACCCCGACCTCACCGCGCACACCGGTGGCGAGTCGTGAAGTCGTCGGTCCCGGCCACCAGCCAGGTCGGTCCGGTCGGCTGCCTGGCAGTGGTCGGTGTCCTTATTCTCGCCGTGGTGATCGCGGTGGGCGGCCCGCTGCTCGTGCTCCAGGTCATCGACGCCACCGGCCGGTACTGATGGCGAAACTCAGCGACGGCGGCGGCACCCCGCTCCACGACGAGCACGTGATCCGCGAGGAACACCGCCACTTCCACCGACTCGGCTGGACCGACCTCGAAATCGCGAAACGACTCGGGTACCGCAACGCCGACTCCCTGCACCACGCTATGCGCCGCGCCGGCATCGAACCCCAACCCGCACAGGAGGTGCCCGCGTGAACGGCTTCCTCGCCACCACGGCCTACAACACGGCGTTCGCGTTCCTGCTCGCCGACGCCCTCGTTCCGTTCCCACCGCTGCGGTGGGCCGCGGACAAGGCCACACGCGCCGGTGATGAGCTACTCGCCGCCCAAGGGCGCACCGACCGAGCCCACCACGCGACCGACCAGTGGTCACGGCAGATCAACGAGGTGCCCATCCCCACCCTCGTCGACGTCGACACCGCGGCCACCATCGTGCGCGAGGCGGCCGCAGCGCGGTGACCGTCTTCATCCACGGTCTGCCGGCCCCGCAGGCGCCTGACACGACACACCCGTCGCGTCGGCGCCTGTGGGCGGCGTGCTGGCGCGGCGAGGAACCCGCCGAGACGCTCGCACTCGTCGACGGCGCACTCGTCGAGCAGCTGTTCTACGACCTGTGGGCGCTCGGATGGACCGACGCCCAGATCGCCCAACACACCCGACACACCACCTACACGGTCGCGAGGATCCGAGCCCGCCTCGGCCTCGCGGCGAACACAGTACGACGAAGGAAGGCAGTCGCCTGATGCCCTGGTTCAACGTGGACGACGGATTCGCGTTCCACCACAAGGCCGTGAAGGCGGGCAACGCCGCCATCGGCTTGTGGACGCGCGCCGGGTCCTGGTGCGCCCAGCAACTCACTGACGGCTATGTGCCGGCGGAGATGGTGGACGTGTTCGGGACCCCCGCGCAGGCGCGTCGTCTCGTTGCTGCGGGCCTCTGGCACACGGTCGAAGGTGGGTACCGGTTCCACCAGTGGACGGAAAACGGCCGAAATCCTACGAGAAAAGAAGTCGAAAAAAAGCGGCAAGCCGAGTCGGACCGCAAGGCTAGGTGGCGCGAGGAAAAAGCAGCGAAGTCTGCAAACCAGCAGGTCAACGGCGACAGTCCCAACGGGACAGGCGCGTCTGTCCCACCGTCTGTCCCACCGTCTGTCCGCTCTTCCACTCCACTCCACTCCACTCCCTTAAAAGAAGAGAAGAAGACTTCGTCTTCTTCTAGGCCGCGCACGCGCGGCACGCGAATCCCCGACGATTTCGCCGTCAGCGCCGCCATGGTGGCATGGGCCCGCGACCGAGTACCCACCGTCGACGGCCGCCACGAGACCGAGAAATTCATCAACTACTGGCAATCCGCATCCGGCCAGAAGGCCGTCAAGCGCGACTGGGAAGCCACGTGGCGCAACTGGATGCTCACCGCCGCCGAACGCACCCCAACCGCCCGCGGCACCAACGGGCACCCCAGCAGGCCCTCCACCACCGACCAACGCGTCGCCGACGCCCAAGCCCTCAAAGCCCGCTTCGCCACCAACGGATCAGTCGTCCTGCAACTCCCCACCGGAGAAAACCGATGAACCCCAGCGAGACCATCGACCTACTCAGCCTGATCGCCACTTTCGACCAACGCACCGTCGGCGAGGCCGATGTCGCTGCCTGGCAGGCGATTGCGCTCGAGTGCGGCTGGACGTTCCCGCTCGCCCGCCGCGCCGTCCTCGACTACCACAAATCCGGCGGCGACAAGCCACGCATCAAACCCGGCCACATCACCGACACGCTCACCGAAGTCCGCGCCACGATCCGCCGGCAGGTGTTCTCCCGCGACCTCGTCCCACCACGCGAACTCGGCGACAACCCGCGCGCCGAACTCGACTGGCGCCGCCGCCACATCGCCGACGTCACCGAACGTGCCCTCACCGCCTGGGCTGAGGGCCGGCAGCTGCCCCAGCTCGATGCGGCACCCGCCGAACCGGCGCCCCGCGGCCGGGAGCGCGTCGAAGCCATCGTCGGCGGCCGCTTCCGCATGCCCCGGGAGGACCCGTGACCCACGACGCGCCCCGCCTCGACCGCACCGGCGACCAACCCACCGAACCCACCCACGACCCCCGCTGCCACGACGGCTGGATCGACCGCGACGCCGACCACCCCGTCCCCTGCCTCGACTGCCGGCCACACCTCGCCAAGGTCGTCCAACGCAGAACCGGGGGTGTGTGACGTGACCACCCCAACCCGCCCCCTGAACGTGCTCTCGCTGTTCTCAGGAATCGGCGGACTCGAACTGGGCCTAGAGCGGGCGGGGATGACGACGGTCGGGCAGATCGAAATTGATCCCTACTGCCAGAGAGTGTTGGCGAAGCATTGGCCGGAGGTGCCAAGACACGATGACGTCCGCACAGCAGTTGAGTGGTGGCGAAGCGAGCAGCGACCCCGAGTGGACGTTGTTTGCGGTGGATTCCCCTGCCAGCCCTTCTCCCTCGCTGGGCGACAACTCGGCGTCAACGACGAACGATGGATGTGGCCGGCTATGGCCCACGTCATTCGCGAGCTACGACCCCGATACGTCCTCGTGGAGAACGTCAGCGCTCTCGTTCGAGATCGGGTTGCCTTCGGAATCGTCCTGGCCGACCTGGCCTCGCTCGGGTTCGATGCGGAATGGTCGGTGCTACATGCGGCGGAGTTCGGCGCACCGACCCCGCGTGAACGGGTCTACCTGCTGGCCTACACCCCGAGCGTCGATGGGCAGCCACGGCATCGCTTGGAGTCGGGCGGAGTCGGGGAACCACCGTTCACAGCTCGAGGACTACTTGGCCTGGCAGCACCTCAACGGGGGGGGGTCGCGGGTGAGTGGCTTGCTCGTGAACCCCGAGTGGCTCGACTGGCTGATGGGATTCCCAACCAGGTGGAGCGCAATCGAGTGATGGGTAACGCTGTCGTCCCCGCCGTCTCTGAGCACATCGGAGAGCTGATCATCGCCGCCGAGAAGTCACGCACCACCCAGAAGCCCGCCGCCTGACCCCCACACCCCGGAGGACCCAACCCATGACCACCAAGGAGACCACCATGACCAGCACCGCGATCACTCTCGACAAGGGCGCCCACGACAGCCCGGACGACGGCATGTGCCTGTTGGAGGCGGTTTCGTTCGTGCGGGGCGAGGCGTTCTCTGATCACCCGAAGTGCGTGTCGCCGGTACTGGCCGAGTTTGGCCGCAACCTCAACGATGTGTTGCCGGACGACACCCGACAGCAGCTTGTGCCGTTTGTGGCGTTGCTGCCCGGCACCGCTGGTGACGGCCTTGATGAGGCGCGCAGCTATCTGGCACTGGACTGGCTGATCCGCGTGTACACCCCGACGTGGCTGGAGCTGGCTGGGCTCGCGGATGAGGCGCGGGCGTTGCGGGAGCTGGGTCGGATCGTCGACATGGTGTCGGCGGAGCGGGCCGGGCCGGTGGTGCGTGCTGGCCGCGACAAGGCGGCCGCCGCTGACGCCGCTCGGGACGCCGCTTGGGACGCCGCTTGGGCCGCCGCTGGGGCCGCCGCTTGGGCCGCCGCTGGGGACGCCGCTGGGGCCGCCGCTTGGGACGCCGCTTGGGACGCCGCTCGGGCCGCCGCTGGGGCCGCCGCTCGGGACGCCGTTGGGGCCGCCGCTCGGGACGCCGCTTGGGACGCCGCTCGGGCCGCCGCTGGGGCCGCCGCTCGGGACGCCGCTCGGGCCGCCGCTCGGGACGCCTTGGCTCCCACTGTGGAGGCGTTGCAGCAGGCCGCGATCGAACTGTTTCGCACGATGATCACCCCGGAGGCCTGACCGCCATGACCACCACCGAACTGCCGAACCGCGGCCAGGCCAAGCCGCACTTGCTGTACGCCGAGTTCGACACCAGCGGGTACGTCGCCACGGCCCGCTACCGGATCGAGTGCCCCCACGACGACCTCGGCGCCGAGCGGCTTTGCGCCGCCAAAAGTGGGGGGCAGCGATGAGTGACACCCGACAGCGGCTCGACACCCTGTCCCCGACACCACCACCACCGCCTGGTGGTGAGGAGCGCCCGACCGGTTGGGTCGTCCTCGTTGGAACGATCATCAGCAACGAAACCGTCGACTTCCACCTCGCCTTCAGCTGGGACAGCGAGCTGCACACCTACCAGCAAGACGCCATTGACGCAGGTCTCCGGAAACTCGGCCACGACGACTTCAACATCGGCTACGTCGAGGACGGCTGCCTGTTGTGGTTCGGGTGGATGCGCGACCAGTTCCCCGAGGAGGACTACGTGAACGCCGCCAAGCAGTTCGGTTGGACCACGCTCGTGCCCTCGCCTGCCGGTGGTGAGGAGGGCGACGACACCGCCCAACCCGAGGAGCCGACGTGAGCGACCCCGAGTACAGCTTCACTGCCGACGAGATCGAGGCCGGGATCGGCGCAGCCGTGCGCGAGCGCAACTTCGACGTCATCCCCGGCCTCGTCAAGCTCCTCGCCTTGCAGGACCCCGCACGGGCGCACGCCGCCCTCGACGCACTGCACGCGCTCAACATCCAGCTCTGACCGCCCCACGTGGCCGTCACGCCACAAACACCCGCACCCGAGAGGAAACCCCGCCATGGACCATGCCGAACCTGCACAGAAGCTCTCAGCGCGCATCGTGTCCGATGCGGCGACGGCGCTCTGTCGCGCCCCCCATGCTGGCACGGAGGCTGATTGGCCCCACGAAGCCCGCGCCGCTGCTGTCGCCGTCCTCCGCGTCCTTGCCGACGAGTACCCGACTGGCGGGCTTGAACCCCTGACGGGCGGCTGGCTCGACCACCTCGCCACAGAGATCGAGGTCGGCGGTGTCTGAGTCTCCTGTGTCGGTCCTGCGGGACGCAGCCACCCTGATCCGCCGGCTCGCCGCCGAGGCCACACCCGGGCCGTGGCGCGCAGGGATCGAGATCCAGGGCGTCGCCGACGTCATCGGCCCCAACGGCGAGAAGGTCTGCCAGGACGGGATCGACTGGCCCGTAGTCACCGTGCCCAACGCCGGCTGGATCGCCACGATGGGGCCACACCTCGCCGACCACATCGCCGCATGGCTGGACCACGAAGCAGCCGCGCTGGACGAGTGGATCAACGTCTACGCGCTCCAGCGTGGACTCGGGGAGCGTTCAAACCCCGGCCGCGACGCAGCACTCACCATCGCCCGGGATGTGCTCGCTTCCCAACCCAACCCCACCGAGGAGACCCCGAATGCCTGAGACCGTGACCCAGTCCGCGATGCGGCCGGGCGACGTGTTCCGCTACCAGCCGGAGAGCACCTGGTGCCACGACGGATGGGCCATCGCTGAGGAGCGCCGCGACGGCCGCGTTGTGCTGGTGGACACCTACTGGGGAGCGAGCGGCGGGACCGTCGTCAACCCCCGCGAGCCGGAGTTCCAGTTCAACCTCAGCGACTACGAGACGAAGCGCAACGGTGAGTGGGAGCGCTACGCACCAGCGGACCGGCGGTATATCCCGCAGCACTCGGGCTATCAGACCGTCCTTCTCGTCCGGAAGGGCGCCACACCAGACCTGACCACGGAGATCGAGAACGCCCGCGAGCGTGTCACCGAGGCTGAGCAGAACGTCAGCAGTGCGGAATGGTCGCTGAAGATGGCTCGCCGTGATCTTGCTGAGCTTGAACAGCGCGCCACCGAGGAGGCCCGGTCGTGACTGTCCCCCAACCCCCACAACCCCAACCCGTCACCCGAGTCACCTACCCGCGCCGCATGCCCACGGGTGGAACGGTGTTTCACCGGCCGGAGCCCGAAGACCCCCGCTGCCCCGTGTGCGACGTGCAGCACCTCCTGCAGGACGACAAGGGCACCGCTTACGGCTTGCTGGAGCCGCTCGACGACGAGGGGGAAGCGTGACCGACGAACCGGCCAACGCCATGTACTGGTCGGCGGAGCGCGGGAACTACATCCACCACCGGCTCGACGACACCGCCCCGCGACTACTCACCCCAGCTGGCGAAGCTGACGCTCTCGTTGCGAGCTGGCAGCGGCAGTATGCCGAGATGAAGCAGCGAGCAGTCACCGCCGAAGAAGCCCTTGAACGCGCACAAGCCGACGGGCTCGCCTGGTCCCAACAGTGGTCCCAGGCCCGCGCTGAGCTGTCCCGGTTGCGGGAACACACCACCATCCTCCCCGAAGACTGGCGCCAGCGGCTCATCGAGGACATCTGGGAGGACGCCGACCAGGCCGGTGAAGCGGTAGACCCCGAGTACTGGCAGCCGCACCCGCAACGCCGGGCGGGTTACCTCGCCGCCGTCGAGCGCGTCGCGGAGATCATCACCGAATTCGAGCCAGGCGACACGCACCAGTCGGCCGCCCTGCCGCGCCCAGCTGTCATTGGCGGAGGAGATCCCGGGGAGCAGGGGTCTGGCAGCGTGCAACTCCCCGCCGACTGGCGCGAACAGATCAGGCACGCCTACCAGCGCCGCGTCGTGGCGGGCGTCGAACTGCGGTTCAGCGACGTGTTCGACGCCATCGAGTCCTGGCGGTCCCGCTCTGCTGGGGACACCCTGGCCGCCCGCTCGTGCGAACCCACCACCGTTGGAGCGTCGGCCCGAACTTCCAACGATGAGGGCGGTGACGTTGGACTTTCCGCGCGACCCTGGACAGAGGGCGGCTGGGAAGACCTCGCCATCACCGCCCGCCAGTTCGCCTCCACGTTCTGGAACGGCGCCGAAGCCGACCACCTCGGCAGCCTCGCCCAGGCCCTCCGCGACAAGATCGACACCACCCTGCGCCGCGGAGCCGACCATTGACCCGCAACCACCGCAGCGCACGCACCGCCGGCGCCCGATTCGAACGGCTCATCGCCGACCACCTCGCCGCATCCCTCGACGACGACCGCATCGACCGACGACCAAGCAACGGCGCAAAAGACCGCGGCGACATCGGCGGCGTCCGAACCCCCCACGGCGGACGCCTCGTCATCGAATGCAAAGACACCACCCGACTCGACATCGCCGGATGGCTGCGAGAGACCGAACTCGAACGCGGCAACGACGACGCCGTCGCCGGGCTCATCGTGCACAAACGCCACGGCGTGAGCGACCCCGGACAGCAATGGGTCACCTGCACCGTCAACGACCTCATCGCACTACTCACCGGCCAACGACCCCAGGAGAACCCGCTCTGATGGCCACCTGCACCCACCCCGATGGCTGCACCCAAGCCGCCGTCCACGACACCCGACGGTGCCTGGAGCACGCCGAACCCGTCACCACCCACGGCGCCACCGCGCACACCTTCTACGGAGGTGCCTACGACCACGCCCGCATACCCGTCACCACCGCACCACGGCAGCAACCCGAACCCGAACCCGTCACCGTCCCGGCCCGCCCCTACGACGACGAGCAGAACGCGCCCGACCACTGCGGCCCTCGGTGCCGCGCCCCGGAACCGTGCCTGCAGCCCGAACACCAGCCCGGCCCACTCCTGCTCGCCACCGACGTCCAGCTCGACCCTGCCGACATGCAGCGTTGGTACGAGGAATGGAAGGCGGCGCTGCTTCGCCCGGTGCGACCGGTCGGGTTCGACGCACCACCCGCCCGCGGCTGGCTCGCCCGCGCCATCGACAGGCTGTTCGGATGACCGCACCCGCCTACGAGCGGACGAGCTGATGGGCACGCTGGTACGAGACGCCGAGCACCGCGCCCACGTCGCGGAGAGGGATCTCCCGCGCGAGATCCTTCGCCAGACTCGCCGCGGCCTCGGACGCTTGCCGCTCGAGTTCCTTCGCCCGGGCGCGCTCGTCCTCGATCGCCTTGAGTCGCGCGTCGACGTCGATACCCGCGACGGACTCCACGCGCACCTCAACCTCCACCTCGGCGAGGTCTACGTCGAGCGTGACAGCGATGTACTCGCGTGCCATGTCGCCTGCCTCGGCGAGCCGGCGGGCCTGTGTGAGCCCGTCGATCTCGGGGATGTGCACCATCCACCACTTGCCGTCGCGGGTGACGGTCACCTCGTAGTGCTTCACTTCTGGGCCTCCTTGATCGCGCGCTGGATCTGGCGAACAACGCCCGGCGAGATGGTGCGGTGGCCGTCCGGCACGGTGACCTGGACGTTGCCGCACTTCCACGTGGTGTGGCTGCCGACCGTGCGGATCGGTTCGAATCCGGCGTCGCGGAGGGCTTTGACCATCTTGCGGGTGGGTTGCTCGCTGACCATGAGAATAGTCTAGCGTGGCTAGACAAAGCAAGTCAAGCAAGACTAGACAGAAACGACGGAGTTGGTAGGGTGTCGGTCCCTCGTGGGAGAATCACTGGGTGACGGATCGCCTGGTTCTGCTGGACACCGAAGCACTCTCGGTCCATTTCGATGTTCCTGCGGCCACCCTCAGGTATTGGGCGGCTCAGGATGGGTGGGCGAAGTACGGGACTCGCCGCACACGGCGGTGGAACTACGACGAGGTTGAGGCGGCGTTCGCACGCAGGCGTGACCCTGAGCTGGCCGTGACGCTCGGCGTGTCGCTTGCCACCTGACCCAGCACCAACGTATCTTCAGCTTTACTGCGTGACTTGTCCCGATCAAGGGCGCACGCGAGCCCCAGCCTGTGGGAGTCTGGCTGGGGCTTCTTCATGTCGGAGGTCCCGAATGGACGGCAACGTCATCTGGCCCATCGTCACGGGCAGCTTCTTGGCCGCGTTCGGCGTGTTCGAAGCCATCGCGATCAAGAACGGCACCAAGGACCACGCCGCCGGCAAGCCGTCCGGGACCTACACAGCATGGTGGCGACGCATCCTCGGCCTCGAGCCTGTCAAGTGGTGGCGACCGCTCGGCCTGGCAGGGTTCCTCGGGTTCTTCTCATGGTTCGTTCCCCACATCGTCTTCGGCATCTGGAACGCCTGAATGTCACGCTCGGTATAACTCGCCACCGGCGGGAGACCGACCAAGCAACACGGACAGTCACAATGGCTCGGACTTGGCAGGAGCACTACTGCATCGCGGACAACCTCCTCCGCCGCATCGAGATGAGCCCCGCGTTCCTCCGCGAGGGCAAGGTCCCAGCCGAATACCGCGACACCCTCGACCTCGTACGCGCGCATGCCACCCTCGCCTCACTACGAGTCGAACCGGATCATGTGCAGCGGTGGAACGAGCAGGGCGTAGACATCATCACCCCGTGATCGGAGCCCGCCAATGTCTGTGGCTGTGATCGACCAACAGATCGTCTACACGCTGCGACGCAACCCGATAGGAGTGACATGACCCCCGAGGTTCACGCCCTGCTGGTGTCCCTCGCCATCACCCTCATCGGCACGGGGCTGCTCATCAGCCACACCCTCGCCACGCGGCTGTGCATTGTTGCCGGCACGATCCTGGCGGGCGTGGTGCTGGTCGTCGACATCCTCGCCCTGACGTGACGTTCTTCAGCTCCTCCCACCACGGCGCCACGATCAAGGTCAACGAAGACGGACAGTGCACCGTCCAACTCGGCGGCCATGACCTCACCCAGGGTGTGACAGGGGTGAAGTTGGAGATCGCCGCGGGGGAGTTCCCCCGCTTGGTGCTCGACCTCTCCGCGCTGCTGATCGACGTCACCGCCGACGGCCAGGTTGGGGTTGTCATTCCCGACGCCACCGCCGAAGTCCTCACCCGCCTGGGCTGGTCCCCACCGCCACAGCCAGAAGATGTCCAGGACTGAAGCCACAAGGGCTGGTCGTGTTGGCCGACCCTGGCGCGAGGTATCCACCCGCGTGTACGCCGAGGAAACCCACTGCTGGCTGTGCGGCAGATACGTGGACCAACGCCTACCCGCGACACACCCACGCTCCCGCTCAGCTGACCACCTGGTGCAGCTGCAGCACGGCGGCCACCCCACCCAACGCCAGAACCTTCGCCTCGCCTGCTTGGGCTGCAACTCCGGCAGATCCAACGCTCTCCGCGGCCTGGCCCCCCAGGACTGCGCCTGCAGCCACGGTCTACCGTGCGCACGCCTCAACCCCAACTACAAGCGTGGCCTCGTCACCGTGGACTTGAGCGGGGTGTAGCGATGCGCATGGTGGTACTCGCCGGCCCACCCTGCTCCGGCAAGACCACCCTCGCCCACCAGGTGGCCCAGCCCGGGGACGTAGTGCTGGACTACGACGACATAGCCCGAGCACTGGGCTCACCCGTGCACTGGCGCCACCCCGAGCCCTACCGCACCCAGGCAGAGCACCTGATGCAACACCGCATACGCCAAGCACACGCACACCCCAGCACAGCCACAGCGTGGATACTGCGCACCACACCACGACCACACCAGCGTGCAGCACTAGCCCACACCTACCGCGCCACCGTCTACCTCCTCAACCCAGGACGCAGGGTGTGCGAGGCCAGGGCCACCACAGACCACAGGCCATCGGGTACGCGCAGGGCGATAGGCGAGTGGTACTCGAGGTACACACCATGGGTCGATGACCGTGACCCACATGAGCTGAGCACGGTGACACACAAGGCTGAGGGCATGATGACCTCGGTCGACTTGGGGTCGGTCTAGGGTGGTCGATCAGCAACCGATGATCTTGCTGTCTGGTGTGGACATGGCATACCGCCTCTGACCTGCGGAAACGAAGATCACGAGTGCAAGCCTCTGACCTGCGGAAACGCAAATTGTTGGTCTTTTTAAGATCGACATCGGTTGACCCCACTCCACGCCTCCCGCAATATCCCCCCGAGATGATCTCTGGAGGTCGTGATGGGCGACGCCGCGGCGGCCTCGCGTGCGCGCGCGTACCGCGACCGCAAAAAGCGCCATGACCAGGGAGATCACTCCCGCTGCGTCCTCGGGAAGTGCGTCGTCATCACGCCTGACGCCGTCACGTCACACGTGACGCCTGACGAGCCCGTGACGCCCCCTGAGAGCTCCCAGGGGCTAGGGGCGCGCGGACAGGCCCTGTGGGACGAGCTGACGGCCTCCTGGACGCCTTCTCCACTGCAGCGGGAGCTGCTCATCGAGGCGTGTCGCATGGCGGACCGGTTGGAGAAACTCGACGGCCACTTGAAGGGCCGTGAGTGGCTCCGGTTCCGTGTCTCCGATGAGGAGGGCACGGAGGTCAAGGTCTATGTCGATGGGGTGTTGAGGGCTGTGCGGGAGTTGCAGGGGGAGTTCCGGATGGCTGTGGCGGACCTGGTGAAGGCGATGCCCGTGAAGCAGGAGCCAAAGAAGGGTGGTGGGGTCCTTGCCGACCTCGCCGCTAAGCGGGCTGCGCGGAGCGTTAACGCCGCGGGTTGAGTCCCGGCCCGACAATATCGTCGGGACGTTTGGTGACCTGGCTGCGGACCTGATGGAGGCGGCTGGGAAACCGCTCGAGCCCTGGCAGCGCGAGAGCGTCGATCTGATGCTGTCGACTCGACCGGATGGCAAGTGGTCCTGCTACGAGTACGCGGAGTGGGTCGCGCGCCAGAACGGCAAGGGTGGTCTCGGAGAGGCTCGCGTGCTTGCGGGGTTCTTCGTGCTTGGCGAAGAGTTGATCATCTGGTCGGCGCACGAGTACAAGACCGCGATGGAAGCGTTCCGCAAGATGCGGAGGCTCATTCGCAACCTCGGGACGTCGTTGAGTGAGACGCTGGTCGATGTCGACGGCGTCATGGTGAAGATCTCCAACACCAACGGTGAAGAGGGGTTCGAGCGGCTCGACACCGAGCAGCGCATCAAGTTCGTTGCCAGGTCCAAGGGCAGTGGTCGTGGCTTCTCCGGTGATGTGAATGTCATCGACGAGGCGTTCGCCTACACCCCGGAGCAAGCCGAGGCGTTGGCGCCGACGTTGATCGCCCGCCCGAACGCGCAGATCGTCTACCTGTCGTCCCCGCCGTTGACGGGGGACACGGGCGAGGTGATGTACGAGCTCAAAGCCCGCGGTGAGCAGGGTGGGGATGACTCGCTCGGATACCGGGATTGGGGTCTCGAGGGTGACCTTGAGGACATCAACACCAAGATCGACATCAACAAGGTTGAGAACTGGGCCCGCTCGAACCCCGCTTTGGGGTTGGGGCGCGTCACGCTGGAGACGATCCGCCGGCTGCGGAAGATACTGTCCGCCAACGGCGGTCGGGGTTTCGCCCGCGAGGTGTTGGGGTTGTGGCCGCGGCGCCTTGTCGGTGGCGGCGCGATCGACATCGCCCAGTGGAACGGTTTGCGGGATCCCGAGTCACGGCGTGACGGTGACGTGGCGGTTGGTGTGGACATCGCTCCGCAGCGGGATTACGCCGCGATCGCCCTGTACGGGCTCCGCACGGACGGCGTGGGGCACCTGCAGGTGCTGGACTACCGGCCAGGTACCGATTGGATCCTCCCCCGCCTGGTGGAGATCAAAGCGGCGCTGAACCCGGTCGTGGTCGTCATGGGGCGCGCGGTGCATGCGTCGCTCGACGCTGACCTTGAGAAGGCCGGGTTCGCCAAGTCAGAAGATCCCGAGGAGCCGAAATACGGGGATTTGGCGGTCACGACCGCGACGGAAATGACCGCGGCGACGGGGAACATGCTCGACGCCGTCCGGCAAGCCTCGTTCCGGCACATTGGGGACGACGAACTCGACGCGTCCGTGGCGGGTGCGAAGACGAAACAGACCGGCGACACGCTCGTGTGGGCGCGGAAGGAATCCGTAGCCGACACCTCGCCTCTGGTGGCGGTGTCCTTGGCTCGGTGGGGGTACGAATCCCGGGCTCATCTGGTCGGCAGAGTCGATCGTGAACTTGTGATGAACGTCTGGTGAGAGGAGGCGACGGTGGCTAACTGGTTCACCAGAATGTTCAAATCCGAGAAGCGGTCCATCTCGTACCAGGACTTCTGGGGATCCGGCGGCGACGTCGCCGACATTCACTCGGAATCCATCGGCACAGCGCTGCGCCTAGCCCCGGTGTACGCCGCGACCCGTCTTTTGGCGGACACGATCGCGTCCCTGCCTCTGCAGGCGTACCAGAACGTCCACGGGGCGCGGCGGAAGGTCCCCACCCCCGGCCTGTTCGGTGACCCGACGAGTTTCGGCACAGTGGTCGAGTGGGTGCAGCGGATCATGACGTCGCTGACCCTGCGCGGTAACGCGTGGGGGTATGTCACTCAGTTCGACGAGTGGGGGCGGCCGGCGCAGATCGAGTGGCTGCACCCCGATGATGTGTCCCTGTACGGGCAGAACCGGTCTCTGTATCGGCCGCAGTGGTACTGGTTGGGTCGTCCGCTCGAGCCGGAACGGGTGGTGCACATCCCCGGGTATGTGCTGCCGGGGGAGATCCTCGGGATCTCGCCGATCACCGCGTATGCGTTGACGACCGAGACGGGGATCCTGTCGCAGGAGTTCGGGCGGGACTGGTTCCGCAACGGGTCGGTGCCCTCCGCGGTGCTGGAAACCGAGCAGCCAGTCACCCAGGACAACGCGAAAATCATCAAATCGCGGTTCATGGCCGCCGCGAACGGGCGCGAACCCGTCGTTTTGGGTGCCGGCACGAAGTACCGGCCGATCGCGGTCAACCCTGCTGAGGCGCAGTACCTGGAGACCATCAAGGCCACCGCTAACCAGATCGCCGCGATCTACGGTGTCCCACCCGAGCGGATCGGCGGTGTCCCCGGCGGGACGCTGACGTACGCCACCCGGGAGCAGAGCGCCATCGACTTGGTGACGTATTCGCTCCGGCCGTACATGGTGAAGCTCGAAGCGACGTTCAACACGCTCACACCACCCGATCAGTACGTGAAATTCAACGTTGACGCCTTAACCCGGGCCGATTTGCAGGCCCGCTACCAGGCGCACCACATCGCGCTCACCGATGGGTGGATGAGCAAGGACGAGGTGCGGGAGATCGAGGATCTTCCGCCGCTGCCGGATGGGCTTGGCACCAGCTACGCCCCCCTCATCGCCGGTGGAAACACGGTTCCGGTGGGCGAACAGCCCCCGAAACGAGTCCCATCGCAGCGTTTACGCGCTGTTGGCGACGAAAACGACTGACACCAGGGCGCTGGGGGCCTTCCAGTGCAAACAAACAACACGCACAGGGCGTGGACAACCAGACCCTGGCATTCAGAAGGAGGACTGCCGTGACCGAGCTGGAGCGGCGCTACACGCGCGTCACCGTGGAGGTTCGCGCGAAAGACGGCGACAAGCGCAGCATCGGAGGCTACGCGGCCGTTTTCAACAGCCTCTCGAGGAACCTTGGCGGGTTCGTCGAGATCGTCGACCCGGGCGCGTTCAACAAGAGCCGCGGAGATGGTTGGCCGGACGTGATCGCCCGCTACAACCACGACGACAACATGCTTCTCGGCACCACCGCCGCCGGCACGTTGCGGTGCTCGATCGACAACTACGGGTTGCTGTACGACGTGGACCCGCCACAGTCTCGCCAGGACATTTACGAACTCGTCCAGCGTGGTGACGTGACGAAGTCGTCGTTCGCGTTCCGGGTTATGCCCGAAGGTGACGAGTGGGGGCTGACCGATCAGGGGTTCCCGCAGCGTCGTCTTCTCCATGTGCAGCTCGCCGATGTGGCGCCGGTGAACCAGCCGGCCTACCCGGACGCTTCCGTGGGTCTCCGATCCCTCGCGGCGTACGTTCAGGCGCCGCTGGATGAGGTTCGGAAGCTCGCGGAGGACAACGAGCTGAAGCGGTTCTTCGTGCGCACCGACAAGGGCGGTAAGCCCGCCGCGCCGAAGACCTACGGCCCGGCCGCGCGCATGGCCATCCTCGGCAAGGAGCGCGACCCCTGGGCGTAACGCCCAACCCTTCCCTCATCCATCCGCGGGGCAGAGCGCCACTCACCCCCTGACACCCCAGAAAACCCCCGATATTCGGGGGTTTCCGCATGTGTACCGCCTTTTTTGCGAGGCAGAGCGCCACTCACCTCGCGCCCCACAGAAAATCCCGTCTTCACTCAGGAAGGAAGCCTCCATGAGCGAGGTTGTGAAGCGGCTGCGCGAGCGCCGGGCGAATGTCTGGGAGCAGGCCAAGGGCCTCGCTGATCGCGCCGCTGAAGAGAACCGCCAGTTCACCGGCGAGGAGGAGGGCCAGTGGACCGCCCTCAACGCCGAGCTCGACGCCCTCGACGTGCGCATCAAGAACGTCATCGACGGTGAGCAGCGCGCCAAGGACACCGAGGATGCGTTCGCGAAGCTCGAGGGCAAGCCGCAGGAACGCAAGGCCGGCCAGCCCGAAGGCCAGGACACCGAGTTGCGGAAGTTCCTCCGCGGCGAGGGGCCCCGAGCTTACGAGGTGCAGCCGACCGCGAACCTGGACTTCCGGTCGCTGACCAAGGGCACCGCCACCGCCGGTGGCAACACCGTGCCGACGTCGTTCTACGACCGCCTGATCGCGCATCTCATCGAGACCGCGGCGATCATGCAGGCCGGTGTGACCGTCCTCAACACCTCCTCGGGTGAGACGATCCAGGTTCCCAAGACCACGGCGCACTCCACCGCCGCGATCGTCACCGAAGGTTCCGCCATCGGCGCCTCGGACCCGGCGTTCGGCCAGGTCCCGTTGAACGCGTTCAAGTACGGCACCCTCATCCAGGTGTCACGCGAGCTGCTCAACGACACCGGGGTCGACCTCGAGGGCTACCTCGCCATGCAGGCCGGCCGGGCGTTGGGCAACGCGTTCGGCGCGCACGCCATCACCGGCACCGGCACCAGCCAGCCCCGTGGTGTGGTCACCGACGCCACCCTCGGCGTCACCGGTAGCACTGGTGTGACGGGTGCGTTCACGGCCGACAACCTGATCGACCTGCACTACTCGGTCATCGCGCCGTACCGCCAGTCGAACTCGTGCTTCTGGCTGATGCGTGACGCCACCGTTGGTGCCGCGCGGAAGCTGAAGGACACCACCGGCCAGTACCTGTGGCAGCCGTCGCTGCAGGCGGGTGCCCCGGACATGTTCCTCGGCAAGCCGGTGCTGACCGACCCGAACGTCGCGGCCACCGCGCTGTCGGCGAAGTCGGTGCTGTTCGGCGACTTCAGCCAGTACTTCGTTCGCCTGGCGGGCGGGGTCCGGTTCGAGCGGTCCGACGACTTCGCGTTCAACACCGACCTCGTGACGTTCCGTGCGCTGCTGCGCGCGGACGCTTCCCTGGTCGACCTGACGGGCGCCGTGAAGTACTTCGCTGGCGCGGCCACCTGATACACCCTTCGATCTGCGGCGCCAGACATGTGTCTGGCGCCGCAGATCGACGCTAGAAAGGCGAACCGGGATGCCCGGACCGAACCAGATGGACGAAGACACCTTCGCCCAAACGTTCAGCGCCGCGATCGCCAACGTGGCTGGCAGCGCTGGCGCCACCTACACCTCCGCGGAGCAGACCATCATCAACAACTTGGTCACCGCGGTCAACGCGATGAACGCGGCCTTGAAGCAAGCCGGCATCACCCAGCAGGACTGAAGGAGTCATCTCGTGCGCGTCACCATGAAGGCAGCGGTGTCTGGCTCACGGAACGGCCAGTCGTGGCCCGCGATCGGCGAGACCATCGATCTTCCCGACGAGGAAGCCGTGCACCTGGTCGAAGCGAAGATCGCCGAACCGGCGGGTGAGGACGAGTCGGAAAAGGCGGTCGTCGAGGACGACACCGAGAAGGCCACCCCTCGACGCAAGCCCGCAAGCAAGTAGTGATCTGAGTGGGGGTTGTCGATGGCTGATCTGCTCGCCGCATGGTCGTTCGACGAGTCCGGGCTCACCGTCGTCGACTACTCCGGGAACGGCAACTCGTTCACCATCAACGACAACGCCCAGCGCGTTGAGACTGGGCACACCAACGGTGGGTTGCAGTCCAACGGTGGTGGGACAGTTCCACTTCCCAACATTGGGGCGACCGCGGATCGCACGGTGATGTTGTGGCTGCAGGAACCGGTGGGGTTCACATCCGAACACAAGGTCATCACCTGGGAAGTGCCCGCAGTGGGTTCCGCATGGGGCGTTGACCTGGTTCCGGGGACACCACCGTTGATCCGCCTGTATGGGCGGAGCGCGTCGACCGTGGCGTATGTGGAGGCCGAGTACCCCGATGATGGCGGCTACCACCATGCTGCGGGCACCTACGACCAAAACTACTTGCGGTTGTACCTCAATGGAGACCTGGCCGGCACCGCATCCTTGACGGGGCCGTTGCGGACCGACAGCGACGCACCAGTGTTGTTCAGCGGGTTCAACGTGGCGACCATTGACTGCACCCGCATCTACGACAGCGCGCTGGATCAGGCGAGTGTGCGGGTAGCGAAGGACACTCCTGTGGAGGGGAACTTCGCCGACGCCGCCACCTTGGCGGTCACCGCCTCGTTCATCAACCGTTGCACCGCCGCCGCGCAGCGGTATGCGGCGATGGTTGCTTCCCAGCTGATCGGTTCTGGGAGTAGCAGCAGCAACGACAAACTGAGGTTGATTCTCGCGCAGAACGTGTCCCTCAATCCCGCCACATATGGGGAACGGTTCGCGTGGCTCGTCGCCTCGGACGGGTCCATCACCGGTGACCCGTTGGACGAGGTGATCGCGCTGAAAGTGTCAACGCTCTGGGATTTCGTCGCCGGAGTGACAATCTAGGGGGGAAAACATGCCTTGGCCCTACTGCCCGAACTGTCAGGGACCGCACAAGCAGTACCTGACGATGGTGCGCGACGATGACGGCAACCCCGTGGCGTGGGCGTGCTCAAACTGCCAGCACTGGATCCGCATCACCGAACGCATCGACGACCCCGAAACCGAGACCGTCATGGCCCCATACGGGGTTGAGTTCGTGCCCGCGGACACCGTGGTCGACGACCCTGTCACCGGGACGCGTTTTTCGTGCGGGAACACCTGCGACCTGGTTCTGCGGAACGGATCGGCTTACTGCTCGTGCGGGTCCAACGGGCTCGCCGAACCGACTGGGTGACCGGTGGCTGCC